CCCCGTGCATCTGCCAGTCCCGCCGCCGTTCCCGCCGCCGATCCCGTTCCCGCTGCCCCCGCAGCCGCACCCGTGGCAACGCCGCCGGGCTACACGAACCTCGGCAACTACGGCTATGGCGGCCCTGACATCCTGGGCACCAGCACCCGCGCTGATGGGAAGCTGAACAGCTTCACCAACGTCGCGCCGTCGCGGCTGCGCGCACCGAAGGATCAGACGGAGAACATCAACGCGATCTTCGACCGCATGCGGCACGAGCGCGGCACTGACTGGTGGGCGCGTCACGGTGCGAGTCTGGACGCACAGCGCGCTGGGTTGCTGCTGGAGAACCAGCGCAACCTGACGCAGAACCGTGGGCAGGACCAGATGGCCCAGGCCGCTGATGCGTCCGCCCAGCTGCGCGCCGCCGAGCAGAACGAGAACGCCGTTCAGTCCCGGCTGCGCCAGGCTGCCAGCGCTGGACAGCTCGGGTCGTCCATGATGAAGGCACTCATGGACAACGACCTGAAGCGGGAAGAGCTGAACCTCAAGCGCAGCTCGATGGCTCAGGAGCAGGCTGACAAGCAGGCTGGTCAGTTCGACAAGGCTGTGGACGGCATGTTCATCGGTGTCGACGGCAAGGCTGACGCCAAGCAGGCCCAGGCCTTCCGCCAGTTCCTCGGTCAGTCGAACCTGAAGGTGGACGGCAAGTCCTTCACCAACATGACGCCGCAGGAGCGCCTGCAGAACCTGGCCCAGGCGCGCAACATGTTCGACCTGATGCAACGGCAGAACGCCGGCGCCCGGACGCAGTCGAGCACCTACTCGCCCATCGTCGGCTCGAAGAACGGCTACAGCCTCGGCGACGTGATCCACGGTGACGCCAGCATCGCGGACTACGCACTGTCGAACGTGAGCCCGCTGCGGCAGCACCAGGTCATGGTCGACTCGATGGGTCGCCCGCACATGGCGGGCAACCTGCTCTTCGACGGCGACAAGATCAACGGCGACCTGGCCGCACTGGTCGCGCAGACCCGGAGGTAATGGATGGCAGCTGACGTAAAGGCCGCGGAGTTCGCAGCGCAGCTCCGCAACCACCAATTCGTGCAGAACGCGAAGTCAGCAGCCACGCTGCTGGGGCGAGCCCCCGGCAGCACTGTGACAATCGCGGAACTGCGCAACCTGCTGAATCAGACGGCAGCGACCTCCTCGGTCCTCGACATGACCGGCATGACCGTCACGATCGACGACCAGGTCACGCTGCAGGATCACCCGGGGATCCTGGGCGGCACGTTCGTCGTGAGCAGCTCGACTCAGCGCGCAGGCCTCCTGCTGCGCAATGAAGCGAAGCGCGCCGAGGACAAGATGACCTTCATCCTCGGCGCGACCTTCCTCATCCACAACCAGCACAGCTCGCAAGCCGCGGTCATCTACGCCGTGGATGGCCGGCACGTCCTCATCGATGAATGCAAGATCCTCGGCGTCAAAGTGGGGCGGGCGATCTATGTTCGCGGGACGACCGTCATCGCCCGCGCAGCACCGGCGGCCTACCCCGCGAGTTCGTTGAGCACCGCTGCCACTGCCTATGCCGCGATCAAAAAACCCGCCTTCCCTGAAGCGGGGAGCTGCAACGTGCATGTGCTGCGCACGCAGATCCACATGAACACGCAGGACGGCGAGGCCATCACCTTCGAGTCAGGGCGCTCATTCGCCCCGCAGTCCAGCGCGAGGGAGGCCTGGCTCGCTCGCAACGCGACTGCGGTCATCACTGCTCCCGTCTCCATCTGCATCGTGGCAGAGTGCGACATCTCTGGCGGACATTATGGCGTGGCCGCCTATGGCGCGGCACGGATCTGGGTGGGCGGGTGCAGGCTTTATCGGCAGGTGCGATGCACCAGCGCTCAGGACTCCACGACGGGCTTCCTGACCTATGGGTGCGACACGATCGATCCGAAGTCCACGATGCACCACAACGCATACGGCGCGACGAACTGCAGGTACGCCTTCACCCACGGCGACACAGGGCGGTCCAACGGCGAAGGACTGCTGCAGGCATATGTCCGCTGCCCCGGCATCCAGTTCCTGGACTGCACCGTCAACGCCCATTCGCAGACCTCCTCGCTCTACGCGATCTACAGCGGGGTGGCCTCCGACGTGTCCGCAACCAAGCTGGTGGTCCACGGGTTTTACAAGAAGCAGTTCACCCGCGGACTCGCAGTCGCTGAGTCGGACTGGATCGACAACAGCAAGTCCCCGCAAAGCCGAACCTACGGAGGCACCAACGGGGAACTGAACAACTTCCTGCGCAGCGACGCCGGTACAAGCCTGTCCGTGCGTGACATCCAAGTGGACCTTGATCCAGTGAACGGCTATGAACCGGGGACGTTCGCGGTGATCTGTCCCACGCCGACGGTGTTCACGAAGAAGTTCACCGATGCGCGGATGACCGTCCCGCTCAACCGGATGAACTGGTGTCTGGGGTACACCAACGACAAAGGATGCTCCGTGGATGGGTTCAGCCAGGGCCGGAAGCCCAGCCAGTACGTACCCCATAACCAGCTGAAGATCCTGCCGGTATAATCACCAGATCCGTTTTCATAGGATCTGGTGATGGCCACCTCTCCGCTGCGCACCGGCCTGACTTTCGATCAGGCCCCCACCCCCGAAGTCATCGATCAAGCGTTCGCCCCTCGCTCCGAGGCCGCCAAAGGCCTCGAGCAGGCCATCGCCCAGGGCGAAGCCAACGCCGCCGCCGCCCGTCGCTTCGCTGCCGAACGGGCCGGCAACACTGCGGAGATGGAGCGCCAGGCCGCGCTTCAGGCCCAGTTCGAGCAGACTGCTGCTGCCAACGCCCCGCGCGTGAGCAGCCTGCGTGATGTCCAGACCAAGGGTGACGCCTTCGACTGGGCTGCCGGCGTGCTGCCGGGCGCCCTCTACAGCAGCGCCCCCTCTGCCCTCGCCGGTGTTGGCGGTGCCCTGCTGGGCCGCGGTCTGGGCTCCGCCCGCCTCGGTGCCCAGCTGGGCGCCATGACCCAGTCGGTCGCTGATGAGCGTGCCGAGGCGCTCGCCAACCAGTACAACGACCCGACCCTCAGCCAGGCTTCTGTCGCTGGGCGCGGCCGCGCCGCTGACTTCAAGGGCCTCGTGGGCGGCGCCATGGAGGCGCTGGTGCCCGGTGCCATCGGCCACAACGCCTTCGCCCCGCTCAAGCGTGGCCTGGGCAACCAGATCGGCAAGGAGGCCGTCGAGGAAGGCCTGACCGAAGCCGCGCAGGAAGGCGTCGGCCAGTATGCCGAGCAGATGATCGACCCCACCCGCCAGTTCGATCCGATCAAGATCGCTGAGGCGGGCGCGGCTGGTGCCGTGGGCGGCGCGGGTATGTCGGCCGCCGGCAACACGATCGGCACTGCCGGCCGGATCCTCACCCCCGCCGCCTACCAGGCCGGTCAGGACGCGGCCGACTGGACGCAGGACAAGCTGGCGGAGCTGCAGCAACCTGCCGAGCCGGAGTACTCAGTACCGAGTACTACGCCTCAGATGCCTACCCTGACGGGGGCCCTGTACGACCGCTACGGTCGCCCCTCTGTCGAGGCCGGCATCGAGGCGGTGCGGCAGGTGGCCCCCGAGATGGCTGACAAGCTGTCGCGCGCCATCGAGGCGCCGGTGCAGGCCGCTGGCCGCGGCATCGAGGGCGCCTACGCCATCCGCGACCGTGCCGCCGTCGGCCTGTCCATAGGTCTGCAGGGCAAGGACCTGCGCGACTTCGCCATGGGTGTGAGCCTGGGCGACTACGCCATGACTGACCTCGCGGGCGACGCAGCCATTCAGCCGGGCGCCACCCCGGAGGAGACCGAGGCCAACATCAGCCGCTACGACCAGGAGCGCGCACAGCGCAGCCAGATCTACGCGCAGAGCCTGGTCAACGACCCCAACGTGGACCCCGAGGTGAAGACCCGCATCATGCAGATGAAGGGCCAGTTCACCGACGCTGACCAGCGCTGGCTCGCCGGTCGTATCGCCAGCCGAGACAATGCCGAGCGCTTCGCTGACTGGGTGCGCGGCAACGAGGCGGCGGAGGCCGAGCGGAAGTCGAAGACGCTGGTGTTCAACCAGCTGGACACGATGAGCGTGCCGGAGCAGGCCAGCATGCTGGCGCTGCTGACCCAGCACGTGCGCCCCGAGGCGTTCGGTGGTGACCTGAGCCGGGTGGCCCCGCACTTCAACCAGATGTCCCGAATGATGCTGGGCCTGGCCGGCAAGACCGGGAAGCTCACGACGAAGGACGTGGAGGCGATGTTCCGTCTGACGGACGCGCTCCAGTTCTTCAACGACCCGGAGCGGCTGGTGCAGGAGGTGTCGCTCATGGCCAGCCAGACCGGTGGTCAGGAGGGGAGCCTGGTCGACCGCGTGCGCGCGTTCAGCAAGGCTCGCGCTGACCTGGCTGCAGGCCCGCAGAGCTTCCTCGCCAACATGATCCCCAAGAACGGCGAGATCACGGAGCAGCAGCGCCAGCAGATCGCCCGCGCCGTGGACATGCACACGGTCGAGCTGGCCGCCCACGGCCGCTCCAAGAAGGCTAAGGCCATCGAAGAGGGCCTGACGAGCATCTTCGGCTCGCCCGCGGCCACCCGCACGGTGCTGGACTACTACGCCGCCAACAACGCTGAGCTGAAGCCCCTGCTGGATGAGGAGGTGGTCTACGACGCCAACGAGGGTCAGGGTGAGGCCGAGCAGCTCGACAGCGACCAGGTGGTGGAGCAGGGCGCTGCCGACCGCTCGATCAACGAGCGCGAGGTCAAGGAGGACTTCCACTTCCACGACCCGGTGCGCATGCAGCCGTTCTTCAACGCGCGCGACCTGGGCAAGGGCAAGCGTGACCTGATCGGCCGGCTGGACCCGGGCGCCAACATCGAGGAGCGCCCCTACCTGGAGTACCTGCAGCAGAACGGCATCAGCCCTCGGCAGGCGAAGATCAACCTCGAGTCCGGCCTGAAGGAGCAGATCGAGGAGCACCGCCGCAAGCTGCAGGAGGGCAAGGAGTCACCGGCGCAGAAGTTCGAGCGCCACGAGCGCGTGAAGGACCTCGAGGGCAAGCTCAAGCAGCTGTCGGTCTACCGCAGCGACAATGAGGAGGAGCTGAAGAAGGCCCTGGGCGGCCTGACCGTCCTCTCCAGCGGTGCGGGCGAAGCCCGGGGCGACACGGTGGTGCCTGACGAGCTGCTGCAGAAGTTCAAGGAGAACCTGTCCAACAAGGACGGTCGGACCACGGCCATCACCTTCGAGATGGCCAACGGCAAGCCGCTGCGCCTGTCCGCCGAGTCGATGATCCGCCACTGGGCCAAGGCTACCGGTCGGCACGAGGGTCTGTCCGAGGAAGGCCAGCGCAAGATGCTCGCCGACGCGGTGGCGGGCATGCTGGCGCGCGACGACATCAAGGGCATCAAGACTGACCTCTCCAAGGTCAAGATGAACCGGCCCAAGAAGGGCGCCGACGGCGACATGATCGCCGCTCAGTCGTTCCTGCCGACGGCCAAGCTGTCGCCCGAGGAGCGCAAAGCGCTGGGCAGCTGGGATGTCAACAAGAACCAGTTCGTGAAGAAGGCCGCGAGCATCGCTGAGGCCGCGCTGGCCAAGGCTGACCGCATCGCCGCGCTGCCGCTCGACACGAAGGAGTTCCGCGACAGCGACGAGCTGCGCGACGAGCGCGAGCAGTTCGAGGCCGACATGGAGCGCATGCTGCGCGACATCCGCGGCGAGGGCTCCAAGGCCAAGAAGGAGATGGGCGGCATCAAGGGCAAGGTGGCCCACGCCGAGATCAGCCGGCTGGCCGCCAACGTGCAGGACGCCTTCTACAAGGCGCTGCAGGACTTCGAGAAGGCGCAGCTCAACGGCTCCGGCCTTGACCTGATCGGCGGCGACCTGGGCATGACCGACAACGCTGCCGAGGCCGCGAAGGAAGAGGCGCGCCGGCAGAAGATGCCTCGCGCCTACGACGAGGAGACCGGCGAGCAGCTGCCCGCCTACGCCCCGGGCAAGAACGTGAAGGCCGCGCGCGCCCCGTCGGTCGTCGGCGACAGCAACCTGAAGGCCACAATGGCCAAGCCGGTGCCCGGCAAGAACCCGATGGCGGACGACAAGTACGCTACCGCGGAGCAACGCAAGGCCTCGAAGGAGGCCTATGACGCTGCCATGAAGGCCTACAAGGACGACGGCGCCCTGGTGGCAGAGATGCTCGCCAAGAAGGCCGCCACGTCCACCGCACCTGACCGCATCGACATCCTCACGCGCCAGAAAGAAGAGCGCGAGCGCATGGTCAAGGACAAGGACGTTCTGGACATCGCCAAGCATCAGGAGGCCGGCCACTTCGTCCACGCTGACGCCGCCGAGGTGGCCCAGGAGATGCTGACGGACCTGATCCGTCTGAACACCGCTGCCATCGAGGCCAACGGTGACTACAAGGCCTCGCGCGCTGCGTTCGACGCCGCCATCGAGGCCGGCGCCCCGCTGCGCGTGGCACGCGCTGCCGCTCAGGCCAAGGCGCTCGATGCCATGGAAGCGTTCATGGACGCCCAGGTCACGGGGCAGCGTTACAAGAACAAGGAGGAGCGCGAGCGTCTCGCCAAGCTGCCGAAGTTCCACAACCCCAAGATCACCGGTGAGATCCCTGGCCTCGACGAGCTGGTGCAGGTAGCCCGTCTGCTCGACAAGACTGAGCTCGATAAGGGCTTCAAGATCGAGACAGGTCCGTGGCCCAAGGAGGCCACGCAGGTCTACCGCAACGCTGTCGAGTCGCACCCCGAGCTGAAGGGCCGCCTCTTCGCCGCCATCAAGCAGATCCTGACTGGCGGGATCGACCCGGACCTCATCGCCGAGAACCTGGAGGACGTGAACGACACCGCACCGACGGCCCAACCGAAGACCGCATCAGCGAAGCCCCGCTCTGTACCCAGTACTGAGTACTCAGAGGACGCATCGACGACCGTCGATCGGATCCGTGAGCTGGTGCGCACACTCTCGCCTGAACAGAAGAAGGCCGCCATGGCTACCGGCTACGCCCCGTGGCCTGCCGTCATCAAGCAGGCCTACGGCCAGATCCTGTCCAAGCTGAAGCCGGAGCAGAAGCAGAAGTGGGGCCCGCACATCCAGGCTGCCATCCGGCACCTGCTGCACGAGCGCCTGACAACCGCCAAGACGCCTACCGAGAAGGCCAAGGTGTTCAACCAGCTGGCCAAGGACATCGTCGCCCTCACCCCCGAAGACCTCAAGACCATGTCGGACGACGACATCGAGGCTCTCATGATGGGCAGCGGCGGCGACGCGAAGCTGGTGGGGATGATTCTGGATGAAGAGCGCCGCCGGTATGAGGAGGTGGTCAACAGTATTCCGAAAGAGCTGCGCGGGCAGCTGGACAAGGAAGGGCTCACGGTGGCGCCGAAGCGGACTGAGGCTCCGAAACCTGTCGAACCGGACCCGAAGGCATACAAGAAGGCCGTCAAGAAGATGCGGGACTTGGCCCAGAAGCTGCGCGGCTCAAGTCTCATCGCGCGCACACTCGAGCCCGAGGAAGTCGCGGAGATCGGCTGGCGGGTGGCGGGTCAGATGCGCTTCTACCCTGACGGCCGGCGGGAGCTGACCATCGACATCGACCCGGCAGGGGGATTCAAGGAATCGACGGTGCATCACGAAGCGATGCACGACTTCTTCCAGATGCTCACCGTCGGCGTCCACAAGGATCGCCCGGAGGTCGTCAAGCTGCGCCGCGCCCTGCGTGCCTGGGCGGAAAGTGATCGGGTGAAGGCGACGCTGAAGAAGGCCTACGGGCATCATGCCGGGATCATGCAGGAGATGTCCGGCAACGGGGTGCGTGGCTACCACGAGCGCATCGCCTATGGCTATGAGCTGTGGGTCAAAGGCAAGCTGGAGCTGGAGCCCGAGGTCGACCGTGGGCTGGTGGGCAACTTCTTCCGCGACGTGTTCCGCTGGTTCCTGGAGATGGTCGGCCTCTACCAAGGAGAGGAGCGCGCGCTGGCGATCTTCAAGGACTTCGCGGAGGGTAAGTTTGCGGACGACCAGGCCAACGGCGGCGCGAAGGTGGCGGAGTGGGTGCGGGAGAACCCTGCCTTCGCCCCGACGGCGGCAGAGAAGGTTGGCGAGGTCATGAGTGGGCTGATGAACAAGCTGGTGAGCAGCGCGTCGACGCGCATGCGCGGCACCGGCCTGCCGTCGGCCATCAAGCTGGCGGACATGTTCCATCAGGACGTGGGTCACGAGGGGCAAGGTCTGGGCTTCCTGCAGGAGCGCGCCATGCAGACCGGCGTGTGGACTGCCAAGCTCAACGACATCCTGAAGGACACGAGCGCCCAGCAGCGGGCGCAGGCGCTGCGCAACCTGCAGAGCATGCGCCACCCGTCGAGCACCCTGGAGCACAACATCCGGGCCCTGCTGGAGGAGATGCACGCCTACCTGCAGGAGGCCGGCGTGAAGCGTCAGATCGGCACCGACGAGTACGGCAAGCCGATCTGGGGCGACATGGGCAAGGTGTCCAACTACTTCCCCCGCTACTGGGACTCGGCCGCCATCCGGGCGAACCCCGAGAAGTTCGCCGAGGCGCTCGAGCCCTACATGGGCGACATCGCCGCCCGCAAGGCCGCCGACAAGATCGGTCTGAGCGACGGCATGACGGACCTGGCTGACAACGACCAGCAGATCGGATTCACGCCGGGCGCTGAGAGTGTCAACCGCCGGGTCTTCGACTTCATCAACGTGAAGAACGCCCACGAGTTCGTCGAGTTCCAGATCCAGGACCTGACCGCGGTGCTGACCAGCTACATCAACAAGGCCGTCCACCGCGCCGAGTACACCCGGCGCTTTGGCAACGCCGGTGAGAAGCTCACCGAGGCCCTGCAGGACATACTCCGCGAGGGCGCCACCGAGCAGGACCTCGAGACCATCATGAAGGGCACGGCGGCCATGACGGGCGTACTCGGGGCCAACGAGATCAACCGCACGTGGGCCGGCATCCAGGGCAACATCATCGCCATCGAGAACCTCGCCCTGCTGCCTCTGAGCCTCTTTGCGAGCCTCATCGACCCGCTGGGTATCGCCATCCGCACCGGCAGCTTCAAGGACGCCTGGGAGGGCTTCAAGCGCGGCATGGGGCAGCTCCGCAAGGACCTGACCTCGAAGGTCACTGGCGCCAAGCAGGATGAGACCGAGCTGGAGCTGCTGGTGCGTGACCTGGGCGTGCTGGACGAGAACAGCATGATGAACGCCTATGGCGACGCCTACAGCGGCAACTACATGTCCCGCGGCCTGAAGAAGCTCAACGAGACCTTCTTCCGCTGGAACGGCATGGAGGGCTGGAACAAGGCTATGCGGGTGCAGGCGACCATCGCCGGCTCCCAGTTCATCCTGAAGCACCTGCGCACGGTCAACGACGAGAAGGCCGACGCCAAGGCCAAGGCTGAGTCCAAGCGCTACCTCGACGAGATGGGCCTGAAGGCCGAAGACCTGAAGAAGGTCGAGACCAAGGCCGTGTCGCTCACCCGTCGCCAGCTGCACGCCGGCGACCCGGCGGTGGAGGTCATCTGGGCCACCAACAACCGGGAGGAGCTGCTGAAGTCCAAGGAGGACGACACGACCTACCGGCTGCGCCGCGCTCTCTTCAAGTTCGTCGACAGTGCTGTGCTGCGACCCAACGCCGCCCACCGCCCGATCTGGGGCAGTGATCCGCGCTTCGCCCTGATCTTCCACTTGAAGCAGTTCACCCACAGCTTCCAGGAGGTGATCATGAAACGCGTCTGGCACGAGTGGAAGCAGGGCAACACCAAGCCCGCTCAGGTGGCGCTGACCTACATCCCCTTCATGGCCGCGGCGGACGCCGCCAAGGCCATGCTGCTCGGCAAGGGCTTCGACATGAGCCTCGGCCAGTTCTTCGGCAAGGAGGTGGAGCGCAGCGGGCTCCTCGGCACCGGTCAGTACGCCGTGGACGCGGTGCAGGACATGGCCCGCGGCGACAACCCTGCCGCCTCCTTCGTCGGCCCTGCCGCCGACCACGCCGGCACGATCGCCGACTGGATGGCAGGGTCGGCATCCACGAGGGACCTCGTGGACCGCTCGGTGCCGCTCGCCAAGTACGCTCCGAAGTGACAACTTCTTCGGCGGTGTAGCAGAGAACCCCATGCGTTTGTAATGGGGTCGGAAGACCTGCTACACCGCTAAGTCGTTGATCCTAAAGGCCTTTCAGGTACTGTAGTACTTGTAGTACTACAATTAAAAAATTCATATATAGAGAGCGATAGCTCTATTGCCCTTCTCATTCCCCCCCTCTATATAGCCAATCAGGAATTTTTCGGCGGGAAGTGCAACAAATACACCTTTCCCGTGAAGAATCAATGACTTAGAGTGTTGTGGTGCAGTACTACATCTGCTACAGCTACTACACGGCACTCGTGCCGAAGCGCCAGCCTGTCAACCGCGAATGTTTCTGGATTGTGAATCCTCGTATCGATTACGACACAGGTGTCAAGAGTTCCGATAAAATGCACGCATTGATCAACTCCCTCTACGAACTCCGTACTGAGTTCTGAGAACCGCAAGAGATGTCCCGCGACAAGTTTGCCAAAGCCACCGTCCTGCCCACCCTGCTCACGATGAAGTGCAAGGGCTGCATGACGATCAAGATGATCTCGGACTTCAGCCCCCGCAAGGACACGAAGACTGGCTACAGCACCATCTGCAAGGCCTGCATCGCTGCCCGCCAGCGCCAGAAGCGTGCCGACCAAGACCCTGCCATGCGCCTGTACGAGTACGCCAAGCGCCGCGCCATCAAACGCAAGCGCGACTTCGACATCCTGCCGGAAGACCTGGTCGTGCCTGCCATCTGTCCGGTGCTGGGCACCCCCATGCGCGTACCGTCTGTCGACCGCATCAACCCGCTGCTGGGCTACGTGAAGGGCAACGTCCGGGTGATCAGCCATCGTGCCAACATGCTGCGCAACAACGCCACCTACGAAGAGATGCAGGCCGTCCTGGCGGACACTGACAACCTGATCAAGTCGGGCCGGCTGCCCGCCGAGGTTGCCCACCGCGTTGCCCACGACCAAGGCGAAACAGACGAAGAGGACGTTGCCCACGTCCCTGTCGAACCGGACGAGGCATAGTAGCTGGCAGGGGTAAGTCTTCCGAACCGGGCAGGATGCCCGCAAGGAATCGATTAGAGGCGCTCAGGCGCCTCTTTTCATGTGGGGTAGGGTGATCACCCTACCAGGTTCATCTGAAGGCCCAGAGAGGCCACTATGAAGTCGCCGAAGGACAGGGCGGCGACGATAGTGCCGAAGAGGTCCGCCGCCTTGTCGACGGCGACGCGCGGGATACCGAAGCACGAGGCCTCCGGCTGGCCATAGACCGGCGGCGCGTACTTGGGAAGGTGGCGCTGGATGTCCTCGGGAAGCTTGTGCTGTCGCCACAACCTGCCGAGCTTCAGCGATATCGCTCCGGCGACGCTGAGAAATACGGCGACGCCGAAGATGACGGTGAACAGACCGATCATGTCAGACCTTGCTCGTGAAGATCAGAGCGCTGGGGTTGCGCTCGAAGGCTTGGGCGTCAGCGACGCTCTTGATACCTGAAGGAGCGACCTTGACCGTGTCGGTCGTGGTGTCGACCTTGGGCTGAGCCTGCGCGCGGGCCCGCGCGCGTGCCTCCCGCAGCTTCTTCAGCTCGTCCATGGCGGCCTGCACCGCTGGAGCATCCGGATCCGACTTGATCTCAGTCATCTTCAGCTCGTGCTCCCGCTCTGCAGCGCGGTCCGGGCGGCTGATGACTGTGTCGATAACGTCGAAGCTGCGCTTGGCGATGTAGGTAACGGCAGCGGCGACGGCGGTCACGGCGAAGTAGGCGACGGGGATTGCGGGGATCATGGTGAACTCCTTGGGTTGCCAATCGGGCAGAGGGTTGAGAGGGTACTTGGTCCTGCAGCTGGCCTGATCCAGCTCGTCACGATACTGACGCGGGTCAACCGACCAGCGCGTCGCGGTACATCTTCTGCAGCGCGGGGCTTTGCATCTTGAGCCAGCTGATGATGGTCTCGTGGCTGCGAGCAACAACCGACGAAGTGAACCAGCTGAAGAGGAACCAGCCCTTCTTCTTGTCCTCGCAGACCACGCTACTCAAGTGCCAGAACTCCCGGATCTTGCACGCCGCCCAACCGAGGGCCACACTGCCGCCAGCTGCTGCAGCTCCACCGATGCCGAAGAGTCCGATCTTGGTCCGAGCTGCTGCCTCAATCAGTTTGAGCAGCAGGCTCATCGCCAGTGATGCCAATGCCAACATCCTTCAGTGTCCTTGATTTGATCCAGTCAGCAGCTTCCTGCTCGCTGACCAGGTGTTGAGTGAAGAAAGACGGTGCCATCGGAACCGCCCATTTGCCGTGCGTGTAGATCATGACCCCCTTCATGCAACCGAGGATCACTACCACCTGTCTGCCCTCCTTGTACCGCCCGTTGAGCCAGGCGACCTGCAGAGGGCTGAGGGCCGGGAGGACGAACTTCACGCCCATCCCGGCCTTCGGATCGTACTTGTACTCGACCCACAGCTCACCCCCGCTGCCGCTGTAGTAGACATCCGGGATGCCAGCGGTCAGCGGGTTGTTGAGCTTCATGTGATACGGCTTGACCGCACCCATCTTCCGGTGCAGCCGTTGGATGAACTCGGTTTCAGGTTTGCGGCTCATGACGTATTCACTCCGGTGATACTGCCTTGATCAGCTGCTTGCGCAGGTGCTCCTTGGTGCTCTCGTTGAGGATCTGGACATCGCCCTTCTCCACCGGCACCCCGCTCTCGGACTCGTGCTCCCGCACCTTGATGGCCGTCGGCCGGTCCAGGTGGATGATCAGCCCGCCGTGCTTGCGCACCCACTCGGCCTCATTGGCGAAGCGCACGTCGCTGATGATCATGCCTGGGCCGGTGTGGGTGAGGTAGTGGCCGGCGAGGTTCAGCCAGATGTCCTTGTCGACCATCAGCCGGCCCCATTCCGTCCCCAGCGTCTGCATGAGGTAGCGGGGCGACTTGCCACCGAGCAGCTCGATGGGCTCTTCCTTCAAGTCCTGCCAGAGCTTCTGCGACATATCCACACCGATGGCCTTCAGCATGCCCCGGATGGGGTCAGCGAAGGCGTACCGGTAGCCACCGAACTCCTCCAGCAGCATCGCCGCAGCTGTGTCCTTGCCCGTCCGGGCCTTGCCGGCAATGCCGATCACTGGGTACTTCATTTCCTGCTCAACTCCACGAGACGACCGAACAGATCGGTCAGGGGTTCATCCGCGCGCACCTCGAAGGCCTCAACCTTGTCGGGATGCACCATCCAGTGGGCAGGCATCCACAGCCGAGCCTGCTCAAAGCGCTTCTCCAGCAGGCAGGCGAGCACGCTCGCCACCCGCTGCACATCCATGCTCTCGCCCTCGCAGAAGAGGACAGAGCCGCGATTCGTCACTGCTGCCATCGAAGTACTCCGTACTTAGTTCTGGGTACTGGGCTGGGCCGCCGCCAGCTCCCTGTCGATGCGCTCGAGCGTGCGGGCGATCTCCCGCTGCAGCTCGGCCATCTCTGTCTTCTGCTTGTTCTGGAGGGCCACCAGCTTGGCCGTGGCCTCCTTGTAGATCTTGGCCCGGCGGGCCTGCAGCTCCGCCAGGTTCAGATCCTCCTCGTCAACCTCGGTGAGGATCGAGCGGCTCATCGCAGCACCCTCCGCGGCTTGGCGGCGGCAGCCGGGGCGGCGCCGGGCTTCGGTTGGAAGCGCACCGGGGCACCGTTGGGCGACCGGTAGCCTGTCAGGTCCGGGGGTGTCATGAGCACGGCTTTGGCCTCCTCGCGGCGACGCATGTAGATCTCGAACTCGTCCTCGCGCAGCGGGCGCACCACCTCGAACTTCGGCTCGGGGTAGGCCACGTCGTCGCGCAGGAAGATCCTCGTCACAACGCCGATGGGGATCGTCTTCATCTTCGTGGCGAGCTTCTGCACGTAGGCGTCGAAGTGCTTCAGGCTCACCGGCGGGATGCTGGCGGTCCACATGATCGGGTCCTCACCTTCGTCTGCCACGCTGGTGAGCGCGATCAGGCGGGTGTTCTTGCAGGCCTTGCCGCGGCCGGCAGAGCCGAACTGGTTCTGTGGGCAGATGAGGCAGTTGCTGCATTGTGGCACCGGCGACTGCTCCAGCGGGGCCAGCGTGGACACGTCGTAACCCATGGCCACGCATGCGGGCGGCACCGGGTTGCTCGGCGAGTACTGCTGATCGAAGTAGCTGTTGACGGTGATGAAGTCGATAATCACGGCCTCGAGCTCTTCACCTTCCTGTCCGTCAGGCAGAGCGATGGTGTGATTACCGATCCAGCGGATCTTGCCGGTGGCCGGCGAGGAGATCCTGCCCTGGATCGACTGGGCTTCTGCCAGCAGCTGCGCTTGGTAGGTTGCTGGCAGGTTCGACGTTGTGCGGGTCATGGGGGTCTTCAGTGGGTTGATGGAATGCGGCTGATCCGCACATCCAGGCCGTCGATGGTCGTGTAACGCATCGACTCGATCTGCCGCTCGTGTTTGCGGATTGCGCTCACAAGAGCGGCGCTATTGGACTTCTTCAGCCCCGGGTAGGCAGCCAGGAGCGCGCGCATGTTCTCCTTGGTGCCATTGATGAACGTGTCACCAAATCGCAGGACCATCACTTGTTCCTCAGATGGAGGCGACGGTACTGCTTCGGCAGCACGCCGGGGATCATCTCGCCGCGCTCGAACAGCTCGCGGCATGCAGCCGAGTTAACGCGCTTCTCGTAGAGGTGGATGTTGCGGCTCTCGAGCACGTACTCGTCGAAGGCCTCACGGTCGATGACCTCAGCCTTCGTGCTCGTCACGATGCTGACGCTCGCAGATGCCCCTTCGCTGCGGGTGATCTCCTGCGCATCCAGCGCGTCGAAGATCTCGCGCTCCACGCCGAGGATCTGCAGGTTGATCGCCTTCAGCTCCTCATCCTTGGCAGCCTTCTCGCGCTTCAGAGCTGCCAGCTCTTCGATCCATTCGCCAATCGTCTTCATATTCTCGGTTTCCAGCATTCCGGGCACATCACCTTCTTGGTGAAGTGGCCCTGTTTCTCACGGTACCAACCCTGGCCCCCGCAGATGGTGCAGGGGCCGGAGTAGGCTTGGGTGCTCGCCCATTTCAGAGCGGCGAAGGCCTCTGGGTCGCCACCCCTGTCGGGGTGATGAACCATCGCCTGACGGCGGAAGTATTCCTTCCTGGCGTCCGGCGTGAGGCCCTTCATCTCCTTCAGGAAGTGGTCTCGCCAGTTCATTTCGAGTAGCAGATGTCCCAGCCGCCCTCTGCTGCCAGCGGGTAGCCGACGGCCCAGTCCGGAGGTGTCGACATGATCTCCTGCATCAGCTTGCAGGTCTCTTCAGCCTTCTCCACCGGCACGCAGGTAACGACCTCATCGTGCGTCATCATCACGACCCGCAGCCCGGCGTCCTGCATCTTCAGCATCTGCTCGGCGACGATGATGCGGGCGATGGCCTGTGTCACGTTCTCCGCGAGCAGGCCTCCGTACAGCTTCGCTCGACCAGCCTTGACCTTGTAGGTCACGTCCTTGAACGAGACGCCTCCCTGGTGGTCGAACACTGGCGTGCCCTGCAGATCCTCGTAGTGGAGGAACAGCCCGTTCGGCAGCCGGCAGAAGCCTTTGCCGAACTCGAGCACGCCGACCTTCAGCTCGCGCCCGAGGATCATGGCGGTGATGGCCTCATCCATCTTCGCCCAGAACTGCACGATCTTCGGATTGCGAGTGCGGAACGTGGACACGGCTTTCGCCGCCTCCAGCTCCGTCAGGTTCACAGCCGGCCCCATCATGCCCTTGGCCAGCGTGTCCTTGAACTTGAGCGAGCCCATCCCGAAACCCAGGCCCAGCCGACCAACCTTGCCGACCGTCCGCTCCGGGCTCGACTTGCCGTAGGGCACCTCGGGCTTCCCGAAGATGTCGTTGGCGAGGTCGATGTACAGGTCCGCGCCGTCGCGGAACATGTCCAGCACCCGCTGCTCACCTGCCAGCCACGCGATGCCGCGCGCCTCGATCTGTGCCGAGTCCATCACGCACAGCGCGTAGTCCTTCGGTGCGATCACGGCGCGACGCAGCCTGCCCTTCTTCGGCAGGTTCTGCATGTTCATCTTGTTGCCGGCGCTCCAGCGGTGCGTGTGGGCCCCGCTGTAGTGCAGCATCACCGGCAGCTTCTGACCGTTCCTGCCGGTCTCGATGAAGCGGCCTGCACGGGTCTCGCCGATGGTGCTCTTGGCGGCCAGCCGGGCGAAGTACAGGTTCTTCACGTCGCGGTTCGGGTGATTGCCGAGCGCCTGGAACTCGAGGTCCGCCTTCGAGAAGGCATACGTCTGCTTGCCAGTCCGCACGCTCTCCTTCATGGGCGGCTCGACGCCGCGGTCGCGCAGGGCCTGGGCGAACTTCTCGTTCGACATGAGCGTGTCGATGTCGACCCCGCCCTGCTCGATGGCGACCATCTTGCGGCCCAGCTCTTCCTTCAGCTCTTCCTCGACCAGCGGGATGTCCACCTCCAGCACCGGGTCGCAGAACATGCGCATGGTCATGTCCACCAGCCGCAGCTCGCTGTCCGGCATGAAGGGGTACATCGCCCAGAAGATCTCGAAGGTGTCATCCACGTCGTCCGTGGCGTAGAGCGCCAGGGCCTTCTCCTCTTCCTCGGTCAGGTCCCACTTGTCCTTGATGTCGTAGAGCGCCGCCTGCTTCACCTTACCGGCCAGGCCGTGGGCCTTGGCGATGGTGTCCAGGTTATGGCGCCCGGCATGGCCATGGACCGCGCGGGCCATCGACAGGGTGTCGATGTAGAAGCCCGGGTGGATGCCGTAGACCTCGTGGAGGATGAAGCCGTCGAAGGCCAGGTTGTGGCCGATCACCGCCGTCTTGGACCAGTCGATGCTGTTGAACAGCTCGGTGATCTGCTCCCGGAAGTAGACCTTGGTCTGACCCTCGCCGATCTTCACCGACCAGCAGTGGACGTGGAAGCGCGGGTCGCGCACGTAGTCCGACGTGCTCATCTTCGAGAGGGTGTAGTCCTTGCCGAAGGCGGTCTCCGCGTCCATCGTGATGATGTCGTAGACCTTGCCGCCGACTTCCAGTTTGCTGCGATCCGTCATGGGGTGACCTGTTTGAATGCGGAGTTGAGCAACTCCAGGATGTTGATCTGCTTCACGTTCTTGTCAGCCAGGCGTTGGTAGACCAGCTCCTCGATGGTGCCCTTCGCCAGGATGCTGATCGTCTCGGTGCGCTGCGTCTGGCCGGCCCGGTACGTCCGCCGGTTCCCCTGCAACCAGTGCTCCAGGTTGTAGGTGGGCGACGCCCAGATCGTCGTTGTGCCGCGGGTGAGCGTCAGGCCGTGGGCCGCCGAGGCGGGGTGGGCCAGCATCACGCGGTAGAAGCCGTTCTGGTAGTCCTTCACCGCTTCCATCCGGTCCTGCTCCTTCACGCTGCCGTCGATCACCGCGAAGGTGATGCCACGCTTGGTGAACTCTTCCATCAGGAGGTCCCGCTGGTGACGCCAGTGGAAGAAGACCACGCTGTGCTGCCGGGCCTCCACCAGGTCTGCGATCATCTCGTACCGGCTGGGGTCCACCACTGCGTACTTGTTGGCGTCCCCGGTGTAGGTGGCGCCCGAGGCGATCTGCAGCAGCTTGTTGGCGACACCGGCAGCGTTGACGCTGCTGATGACCTCGCCGCTCTCCAGCGCCAGCAGAGCGTCCCGCTTGAACGTCTTGTAGACCGTGGCCTGACCCGGCGGCATGAAGAAGGGTACTTCCGTCTCGAAGTTCTCCGGCACGTCGAGGCACTCCTCGAACTTGTGTCGTACGGTCATGTCCTTGATCAGCTCGCCGACCGCCTGCTCGGCGCCGGGCTTGTCCTCCCACTTCAGCATGTTGGCCGCGGGGCCGGCCTGGGAGGGCGTCTGGGTCATGTTCCGGAACTTGTAGAAGCTCTTGCCGAGGCGCTGCCCGTCATCCAGGATGTAGATCTGGTTCCAGATGTCCGTGATCCCGTTGGAGTTGGGCGTGCCCGTCAGGCCGTAGCGGTACTTGAAGTGGCTCTTGATCTTGTTCAAGGCCTTCGACCGCAGCGACGTGTGGTGCTTGAACGCGCTCAGCTCATCCATGATGAGCGTGTCGAAGCGCGCGAAGAACTCCGGCCGCTGCTCCATCAGCCACTTCGTGGCGTCGACGTTGGTCACGTACACGTCCGCCGGGCGGGCGAACGCCTGAGCCCTGCCTTTCGCCTGCGCCACCGACACGGTGATGTGCGGGGCGAACTTGGCGAAGTCGTTCTCCCAGGCCGAGCGCAGCAGCGACTTGGGGGCGATGACGAGGGCGCAGCCCCCGCCATTGCGCCGCCGCTCAGCGAACAGCTCGATCTGGACGCGCGTCTTGCCGGTGCCGGGGTCACTGGCATCCAGCACGCGCTCGTGGGTGCGCATGAAGTCGACGGACTTCTTCTGATGGTCGAACAGCGGGAACGTCATTCAGACACCTTTGTCGCAGTGCCCGGTGCCGCGCGGGCCATACGGGCAGTATTTGCAGGAGAACATGTTGGGGTTGGCGGGGAAGTCGACGCAGGTGGTCAGGTCCAGCGCCCGGGCGTTGAACTTGGCCTTCAGCTCATCCAGCTGCTCGCGCTTGAACTCGCGGCTCACCACCTCACCATTGTCGAGGTACCAGATCTCGCACGTCACCTTCTGGACAGTGGGTTGCCGCATCATGACGACGATGGCGTAGAGCATGAGCTGCTCACCGTGCTTGATCTCGTTGCCCCACTTGCGCCCCGTCTTGTAATCGATGACCAGGACGTGATCGTCAGTGATCTGGGCAACGGCGTCGCACTTCAGGCGCAGCCAGCTGTCGGATGAGGTCCACGCCACCGGTTTCCACTCGGCGTTCATGGCCCACTCATCCTCCACCTTCACCTTGCCCTTCTTGAACAGCGCTTTCAGCGGCATCAGCTCCTTCTTGAAGGGCTTGAGCTCCTCGACCAGCTCCACCTCCCCCTTCACGAACTTCTCTGCGGCGGAGTGCAGGCGGATGCCGCGCTCGAGCTTCGTCTCAAGCTCTCCTGGCTGCCGCTCGGGCTCAGGCTGGGGGATCTTGTCGCCGAACATGAGCTTCGCTTTCAGCTTGCAGCTCTCGAACTGCACCAGCCGTGAGTAACTCCAGGTGGGGATGGGTGCCTTCATTTCTTCTCTTCGATGGCTTGATAGTGCCAGGTGTCTTTGTACCGAGTTTCGAGTACTAAGACACTGCCTGAGTACATACGTTGCAGGGCTTCCCGCTTGGTCGCCCATCGTTCTGTGACGAGGTGGCGCCGTGCGCTGAACTTCACCCGGCCGCAGGTCAAAGTTCTGTCGGCTGGGAGTTTTTCCCACCTCTTCTTGTCGATGACGAAATAGGCGAGGGATTCGTGGTAGATCATGCGTCGATGTGGAGGATCTCGCCCCAAGGCGGCGTTTCAGAGGAGTCGATGATAGCCCACATGACGGGGTACGAGTGCGGTTGTTCGGGGAAACTCGCGTAGCCATCGGTGAAGTACACCAGGCAGCGTGGATTGATCTCGTGTTCCTCGATCCAGTCGAACACTGGCTGGAAGGAAGTGCCACCACCGCCCCGCAGCGCCAGCTCGATGTCATCGTGCATGTCGAACGTGTCGACATGCTGGATGTCGCTGTCGCAGTAAATCACGTGCAGCTTGGTCGGACGGGCGGCCTGCTTGATGTCGTTCAGCTCAGCGGCCACGCGCTCGAGCAGCTCCTGGGTCATCGAGCCTGAGGTGTCGATGGCGACGACGATTTCGCCGAGGGTGTCGTTGCTCTGACGTGAAGGCATGAAGAGTCCTCCGCCGATGAAGCGGCGATTGGGGCGCTGCCAGCTGTAGTCGTCGGGCGAACGCTCGGTCATGAAGCGCGAGAGCGCCTCGGCCCAGCGCACCTTCGGAGCCAGCTGTCCGTTGACGAAGAGTTCCAGCGACGCCGGCAGGTTGCCGCTCATCTTGGCGGCCTGGGCGGCCTCGGCCAGCGTCTGCTGCCAGCGGCGCTCCTCGGCGTCCTTGTCGCCCTCGGTACCGTTGGCGTTCTCACCATCGCCCACCGTGCCGGTGGCCGCGGATTTCTGCTTCTGCTGATCGGAGGGCTGCTCCGGCAGCTTGTTGTAGATCTCCTCGGCCGTCATGCCGCGGTACTGGGCATCGAGCAGACCACCTTGCGGCAGCTTCATGCCGGCGTCATGCAGGACGATGTTGATGGCATAGTCCGTGGCGATGTTCCAGCGCTCGGGGTCGCGCCCTTCACGGCGCAGGTGGTGCAGCAGCGCGCAGTGCAGCACCTCGTGGGCCAGCACCCCGGCGCGCTCCGGCTCCGGCATGGCTGCGAAGACCTCGGAGTTGTAGATGATCCGGGCGCCATCCGTGTAGGCGACGGGGCACTCGGGGTCCTTGTCGGTAGCTTCGCGGACTTCCATGCGCATGACCAGGGAAGCGAAGAAGGGCTGCGAATTCAGCAGCATCCAGGTCATGGCTTTGGTTGCGGGGGTGATGGTGGTTGCCATATCAGGCCTTCATGAGTTTGAGAATAGGGATGTACGGGAGATAGTCGTACCAGGCATTGATGAAAGACGGAGCCATGTACGACTTGGCTCGAAAGAGCCGCTTTGGATCCTTGGACCAGCAGAGGATGCGGCGCTTGTTTTCTTTCGAGCTGGCCATCCAGAAGGTGCAAAGCCCCCGAGCCTTGCGGTAGAAGAACCAGGCTTCGACGACCCGCGTGGAGGTGAAGAGCATGTTCCCATGCGCCGGCTCGTCCAGGTACATGGTCTGCTCCACTGGCTCCTCGCGGCCTGGGATCACGATGCACACCCTGATCGGATGCGCGATGCTCCTACCGAACTGCAGCGGTGGGCGCCCAGACTGCTCCCACTCAGCGTTGATGGCCTGCTCAAGGAACTGGTAGGCGATGCCGTTCAGCGCAGAAGGGAGAGGCAACTCGCCATATGTCTGACACGCGGTAACAAGTCTCTCAATTTTGCTGCGTAGGGTGATTTGCTCGTTTTGAGCTTGAGGGGTTTTGTGAGCCATCTTTCCAGATCCGAAGTTCGACAACAGATTGCCAGATCCAACAGCCCGTTGATTACATCGCCATCTTCGAGGCCAAGTGACCGCGAAACTTGCTTCCATTGGGTACTCTGGCAGGCTTCATCGAACAGAGTTTTATTGATCGTCACGCCCTCGAGCGGCGTGACGAAATAGGTCCAGGGGACGACGCTCTTGGGGTCATGCGCCTTCAGCTCGAAATGAGGCACCCCAACTCGAGGATTCTTCGCCATCTTGACCTGCATGTGGGGGAACATGCGGTTCCACTCGACGATATTGCGCAGCGTGTGGAACTCTCGGGCGATCGCCCGGGCTTCTGAAATTGATTCGATATTCATTTGAGCATGTTCAGGATGGATTCACGGAACTCGAGATCTGGCAGCAGTTTGCGAAGCTCTGCTGCCGACTCGGACTTGCTGCGTTCGAGCAGCGATCTGTCGCGCAGCCACCGGTGCACGTCTTGATGCCGGGCGAACTGCAGGAAGTCCTTGGCCGCTTGAAAGGCCGGGTAATCCTCTTCGACGATCACCTGCGAGGCCCGGATCCATTGATCTTCCTTCGTCCTCTTCCGGCACTCTTCCTCGAAGCCTGCCTCGAAGCCTGCCTCGCAGCCGTCACGCAGGCCCCAGACCACCATCCGATTGAACTCATCGTAGCCGACGCCCACCGCCACAAACTCCGTGGCGGACGCCTTGTACTCATGCACGTTCGGTGTGAGACGCAGCTCCGGATACATCTCATTCCACTTTGAGATGACGCGCACCGTGAAGTAGTGCCAAGGAACGACGGTGAGTTGCGAAGGGATTAGCAGCATCACTTGCTCCAGTGGGTCTTGTACTCGAGGATGGTGGCCTGCGCCAGCAGCATCAGACTCGTGGTGCCGGCGTCCTGCTTGATGTACGCGCGGTGGGCCGGCTCCCACTCGGTGTACCAGGTCAGTCTGTCCTTCAACGCAGGGCCGTGCATGCGCAGGTTGCGCACTGCGGCCTGCAGCGCCATGCGCTTCGCGTCCGGCAGCTTGGCTGTGGCCAGCCACCGGTCGATGCGGTTCAGCTCAGATAAGAGAACCGGTTCGGTCATAGTGTCTCCGCAGGAGGTGGAAGAAAACGATCTGCCTGCGGGTCATCCAACTGAAGTCCGGACGCCCGTTGGCCTGGAGCGTGACGACCACATCTGCAAGAAACGCTGCGCGGCGCAGGTACGACTGTCGCTTGCCGCGGAACATGATCCGTCCCGGCGCCTTCTCCCGGGGGTGAGCCATGATGTGACCGAAGTAATCGCACGGCACGTACTCTTCCGCGGTCCCGAACAGGTTGGCCCGCAGGACCTGCCTGTCCGGGTGCTCTTCGTTGTGCCACATCACGATCTGGTCGCGGAAGTGGTCGATGAGGTCGTCGTCGAGTTTCATTGCATCAGTCTCAGCATGCGTAGGTTGTCCAGCAGGGGCTCGTACTTGCCGCACCCCTTCAGCTCGGTCTGAGCACCGTCAGAGAGGCGGTTCAGTGTTGCCACGCAAAGGTGAGTGCTCGCGCTGATCAGCAGGTCGTAGGTGTCCCGGGCGAAGCGGTACTCCTTGCTCTCCGGGTCACCCCGATGCGCGGACATGACACGATCGCACGCCCGGATCTGCGCCGCCATCCAGGCGTCATGTTTCTCAGTAGCCATGCTGCGAGCGCCCCGTCAGCAGGCTGTAGTCCTCGATGGAGAGCAGCAGGAAGGCGTCATTCTTCGGCCAGTGCTTGCGGGCCACCGCCCGCAGCTCAGCCAGCCGGTTGAATGCTTGCGAGCCCATCTGAGCCAGGAACAGGCACTCCGGATCCTTCTTCAGCGCGGCAGCCTGATCACGGTACTTGGGCCATCCGATCAGGTTCACCTCCTGCATCGCCTCCTTCAGGCGCGACTGCACAGCGCGGTGGCGCAGCTTCTGGATCTCGTACAGGCGCTCTCCCGAGCGGTGCATGACGAAGGCGGGGGTGACGCGGATCTTGCCGTTGACGATTGCGAGCTTCATGCTTCGGTCCTGATGTTCGTGTTGATGATGCGCTTGATGCACGGGATGTCGCTGTCAGGCATCCATCCCCAGTGCTCCAAGATGTGCTCGTAGGTGAAGGTGTCCTTCTGCTGGTTCACGAAAATGATTCCTTCGCGGATTCGGATAGCAGCCTCGAACACCTCCCAACCCGGATGATTCTGAGCCAGCTCGAGCAGGTCCTCTTCGCTGATCTCATTGAAGAAGGAGCAGCCCGCCTGGTCGTAGCGGAAGCTGACCCCATTCAACGACACCTGCATCTTGGACCAGACCGGCAACCAGTCGGCGTACTCGATCGGCACCTCGTGGCAGTGCTTCGTGATGGCTCGCGCCAGCTCGGTATCGCCACAGGCCCTGCGGATCTCCCTAAAAAGGGACTCCTGAGTACTCCGTACTAGGTTCTGAGATGGTCGGGGCAAGACGCCAGAGCTTTGCGAGGCCTTGCGAATGAGCGAATATGGGGTCATGAGAGGTGTCCTCGTTGAGCAAGGCTTCGACTGATTCGGGGGCGAAGTGAGTGCAGTAGGCATTGCCGACCAGCGACCCCTGCTGCCAAGCGTAGAGCTGTGCCATGGCTCGCATGTCCATCACGAAGGCGCGAGCCTGCTCACTCTTCAGGCGGTGCATCGGCAGGAAGTCGACATTGAACTCCGCCGGCACCATCAGCATGGGCAGTTCGGGGGTCTTCGTGTACACCTTGTACTGCCCGTAGCGCAGCTCGATGCGGCGGGGCCGGTGCTCGATGACGCCAACCGGACGGTTGCGCCAGGCCTCGATGGCCCCGGCCGGCACCAGCTCATGGACGGCTGCCATCAGACCTGCCTGGAGGCGCTCCTGAAACCAGGGGGAAACTTCCAGCTCGCGCATGAACTCGTAAAGCGTCATATGGAATCTCCGACGAAGCTCAGGCGGGAGCGCCACTGATGGAAATTCGGAGGTATGTCCTTGTCCCAGGGGGAGTCGACCCGACAGTCGTTGAAGACATCGGAAGACGCGATGGGAACAGGCAAATCCGAAACGAGGTGCAGCACGGATTCGATTCTGGCACGCAGATTCTTGGGCAGGCGTTCGTAGTCGACCACTCCGGGAAGAACGTTCGGCGGGACGTACTGGGGCAGCTCCCAATAGAAATTGAGGGGGCCCAGACTTGTTGTCTGGCGGGCAGAAGCGAATCGCACGTCCTTCTCCGCTGCATGCAGGACAAAATCCGCACAAGCCTGCCCCATCCCCGGGGGGAGGGTTGCGATGCAGATTTGGACAAGATTGTCCAGATCCCAAAACCACCGCTCGATCACTCGGGCCATGAACCTCCGGAGGAAGCCCGTTGCTCCAGGCGAGCTTGTAACGACCTCCGTGCAGAACTGCTTAAGATCTTCCATACGTGCTCCATGTCGCGGTGGGCTCTGAAGTGGTTGCCTGCCCTGATGAAGTCGTTGCACTTCGCTAGGACCTTGTGAATCTCGTCGGGGGTCTGGAAGACCGAGAGACGGGGGCGATCGCAGAGCTCTGGCCAGTAGGGGACACGCAGATAGCGCGTCGCCTCGCCACCTACCAGGATGGTCCCCTGCATGTGCTCGCGCAGCTCGAAGGGGAGCTGCTCGAGTTGTTCAACGATCGCCGCTGGGTAGCAGGCACGCGCTGCTTCTTCGCGTGCCTCCTGGGAGATGTCGCGCCAGGCCTCGATCTGGAGGTCATAGAGCGCATCCGCGACGGCGTACTGCTCGGGGGTCAGATCAGTTTGCTTTCGCGCACCCATGTCATGAACTCCGGCTGGAAGCAGAGATTGCCGTTGGCCGGGTTGCGGACGATGTCGCGGGCGAACAGCACCTGGTACTCACCCGGCAGCCGCTCGATGTACTTCATGGCCTGCTGCCAGTTCTTCACCGTCGTGTGGCGAGCCAGCATGGTCGTGACGGCGTAGTTGGCGCTCGGCTGCTTCGGCAGGCGGGTCTCCTCGGGCTTCTCGAGGATCTCCTCAGCCGTGGGCAGATCTCGGTACAGGTTCTTGAAGGCCATGTACTCGACCGAGGCGGCGTCGCCCACCGTGCCGGCGGCCAGCATCGGCAGCAGCTCCTCGTCCGGCTCCTGCTTCAGGATGCGGTCGAAGAACTCCCAGCTGCGCGGCGTGGCGAAGGCCTTGGCGTCCTTCAGGTTCTGCAGGCGCTGCTTCTCTTCCTTCGTCGTGCCCGAGTGGGACTCGGACTCGTTCAGGAAGTTCTTGCGGAAGCGCAGGAAAGCGATGATCGTGTCATCGATGTTGGCACCGAAGGCCCAGTCGATCCAGTCCTCGAAGTGGACCTCGAAGTCGATGTGGCTGAAGCGATTCTTCAGCGCGCTTGACATCTGGTTCACGATCGCGCGGTCCTGCATCCGGTTGCCGGCGGCGACCACCACCCAGCCTTCCGGCAGCTCGTAGTCGCCCAGCTTGCGGTCCAGCACCAGCTGGTAGGCGGCAGCCTGCGTGGCCTGCGCCGCGGAGTTGATCTCGTCGAGGAACAGGATGCCTTTGCCTTCGGTGGGCAGGAACTTGGGCGTGGCCCAGTCCGTCTTACGAGACTTGGAGGCAGCCGTGCCGGTCACCAGGGGGATGCCGCGCAGGTCAGCGCTGTCCAGCTGCGAGAGGCGCAGGTCGATCAGCTCCAAGCCCAGCTTCTTGGCCACCTGCTTCACGATCTGGGATTTGCCGACACCCGGGCTGCCATGCAGCATGACGGGTTGTTTGGCGTTGATGAGGAGTTCCAGGGCTTTCGCGGCTTGTTGGGGACGCATGGTCATGCCTTCCTATTGAGTGATTTGAGGTCCGGTCCGGGGACGATGAAGTACCGGAACGTGGATGCTGCTTGGTTCAGAGAGACGCGCAAGCACAGGGCTTCGACCCAGCTTGCACACCAGTGAGTGGGGCGGCACTGCAGTGCGTCGGAGACCCCGTACTTGCGCGGTTTCATCAGTGAAGCGTCTTGGGGTTGGAAGACTCAGCCTGAGCGGCCTCGGCGTGCTGCTCGAGGTAATGAGCCAGCTGCGCATTGAACTCGGGCAGCTCTGTGCTCAGTGAGGCGATGGCATCAGCGAGCACGCACGCGATGTCGTGAGCGTTGCCGCCGTAGGCCTGAATCGTCGGCAGCGAGCCATCCGTGCCGGAGTACGCGATCAGACCGATGACCGCCGAGACATCAGCGTCGGCGGGGACTTCTTCGAGGGACTTGTACAGCTTGTCCAGCAGCTTACGATTTGCCATTGATGATCACGTCCAGGTTCGTGTCGATGTCGATCAGCACCTCACCCAGCTTGCTGATGTGGTCCTCAAGGGCTGCGACGCGGCGCCGCAGATCTGCGATCACCTTGTCCTGTGCAGCCTCGTGGATCTTGCGGCGCGAGGAGGTGCAGTACACCGTCGAGGCCAGGTTCGCCGCCCGCATCTGGTCGGCGACCATTTGGTCGATTGCTCTCGAGTTCATTTTTTCTCCATGCACGTCATGCAGGGGATCACCGGGACGACCTTCTCAACCGTCCGGGTGCGCCATTTGACCTTCTCCACCACCTCCGGCTTGGGCGGCGTGCGCGTGTCCAGCTCATACGCGACGCAGTCCATCAGCCGGATCGTGGTGATCAGGCGTTGCAGTCCACCGCTGGCGCCAGCGCCGATGCTGCCACCGGCACCGTTGCTGCCGTTGCCGCCGATGCCGAAGCCCCAGCCGGTGGACACCGTGGTCACAGCGGTGGTCTCGGTCATGCGGTGGCCGAAGAAACGGACCAGGCCGGGGGCCAGTTCGACGCGCTTGTACGGCATCTCCTCGTCAGAGATGACGTACATGTCCGTACCGGCCTCGAACTCCTGAGCGCCCATCGGCCGGTTATTCAGACCATTCACGCTCCGGCGAACAATCTTCATCCTCGGCTGACACTCCGTGTCCGCATACCGGCTCACGGTCGCGCTCGGCGTGATCGCTGGCGGCACAACCGGCTGCACAGGCCTCACGGACCAGCTGCGCGATGCGTTCGTCACCGAAGCTGCCCCGCCAGTAGCCGCCTGTCCTTGCGTCTGCTGCTGTTGCTCTTGCTGCCACTGATGCTGCGGGTTCTGCGCGCATGCGAAGTCGCCCTCGCAGCCATGAGCGAAAGCTCCTTGCGTACCCAGCAGCATCAGGCCTGCGGCGATTGCCACCCATACCCAGTCCGTTGCTTTCATTTTCCAGTGCTCCCGAATCCGCCGGTACCCCGGTCGGTCTCGTCCAGTTCATCCACGGTCTCGAAGTCCATCCGGAAGAACGGCATCAGGACGGCTTGCGCCACCTTGTCGCCGGCCTTGACATGGAACAGCTCGTCCGTGTCGTTCTGCAGTTTCACCAGGATCTCGCCGCGATAGTCCGAATCGATCACGCCGGTGCAGTTGGCCAGCCGGATGCCATGGTTGAAACCATGGCCGCTGCGGCTGTACACCAGCAGCACTGTATGCGGCGGGATCTGCACGTGCAGCCCCGTCGAGATCACGGCGGACCCGAATGGCAGGATGGTCGCTTCGCTCGCGGCGAAGATGTCGTAGCCAGCGGCACCAGCCGACGACTGCTGGGGCAGCGTGACCAGCCCCTTTTTCACTTTCACGATAGCCATTCAGCAATCCTCGTCATGAACAGGACACTCAGGCCGGCTGCGGCCAGGATCAGCAGGATGTGCAGCAGGTCGTCCGTCAGCTTGACCCAGCTCGCCCCGCTCTCGCTCCTCGAGAACACGCTGCAGTGCCCGCCACAGTGCCGGAGATACAGCGGCATTTCGGGCTTCTCGGATGTCGTCGAGGGATTTGTTCCAGAACTTCCCGCGCTGGTCTTCGTACAGCAGCTGGTTTCCGCGTCGCAGCAGTTCATTGATCACGAACTCCGTGGGGTCGACGTTGCCTTCAGCGACAGCGAGGTCGCGCAGCAACTGCTCGATGGAGGAGGCCTCGAAGGCCTCCTGGAGCAGCCGCTGCAGATTGATTGAAGCGGCTGCCATGATCACTCCTCGACCGGGAAGTCAGCGATCTCGGTCGCCAGGTCGGTCAGGTACTTCGCGGCGACCTTGGCCTTCACCGCCTTGCCGCCGCGCTCCAGCAGGATGTCCTGCACGAGGTCGAACACCTCGTCGTTGTTGACCTCGTTGGCGCGGTACAGCAGCTGCAGCAGCTCGTCGATGGGCTTGCGCTCGAATTCCTGTTTCAGGAAGGCGCCGGTGGAAGTATCACTCATGGGAAATTTCCTCGTGGACTTGGCGTCGGATGGTGACGCCGGGGTGGGGCGCCCCTTGCGGGGCGTCAACGCCTTCGGTGTAGACAGCCACCGTAAGCTCGTTGCCTTTCGTGTTGTGGCGATGCTGTCGCTCAAGCTCGTCAGCGAACACCACGCGGTGGATCAGCAGTGCCGGGTTGATGCCCAGCACGTACTCATCGAGGATCGATGAGGAACGCAACGCCTTGATGTACCTCATCACGATGTGCGGGCTGGTCCGCCACTGGAACTTCGGGTACCGCGTGGTGCTGGTCTTGAAGCGCGACACTGATCGCCTCCAACAGTTGATGATTGGTAGTTCGCAGCCGAATCAGCTCGGCTGCGCAGGAGATGAGAAGTTGCTTCACAGGAAGTCCTTGATCAAGTTTCTGACCTCGTCCTTCTGCTCAGGAGTCAGCGTCTTGGACGGGATCGACAAGCCACGCACCACCTTGTCGCCGATGCGCACGTTCTTGACCTCCAGCCCCATCTCGTCAAGCCAGGCCACACGCTTGAACTCGCTGGCCATCTGCTTGCCGAGCAGGTACTCGTACAGGACCCTGATCTCGTTGGTGCTGATCTTGTCCGGCGAGATCTCGTCGAGACAGACCCGCTTGAAGATGTGTGCCGCCAGCTTCAGCCGCTGCAGGTCGAACATGTCCAGCGACTCATCGGCGTTGGGCATGAGCTTGGCCAGCGGCATCAGGTCCCCGGACTTCAGCACATCAGCCACGCGCTCGCGGTCAGTCAGGCTGACCTGCTGCGCGCTCTGCTTCTGCGCCGACACCATGGGGAAGCGGACACGATCCTCGTCCACCTTGATCGAGATGAGCAGGTTGGCGAACGCCTGCAGCTCCGCTGCGATGGCCTTGGTGTCCACCCAGCTGGGGTCCAGCTTGTTCGCCTGGTAGGCCGGGATGTTGTAGCGCCGGTCACCCTGCTCGACATCGATCGGGTACTTCGAGTTGGAGATGAGGATGAAGCTGTTCCAGCTGCGTGACTGCACCGCCTCCTTGCGCATGGAGCGCACCGGGGCGGTATCGCCCGTCACGAGCATCTTCAGCTTGTTGTTCAGCTGATCCCGGCCCTTGTGCTCGCGCACGTTCACCTCGTCCACCACCACCAGCAGGCTCTCCGACTGGTAGGAGTTGAACTTCTCGGCGAGCGTCTCGAGCGACAGGAGCAGCGCGTTGCTCTCACCGAGCAGAGGCTTGAGCACCTGCTCGTAGAGCACCGTCTTGCCGGAGCCCTGCACACCCGTCAAGATCCAGGCGGTACCCGCCTTGGTCCGGTTCTTGAAGATGTGCGCCACCCAGTTCAGGAAATACTCGATGGCGGTCTGGTCGTCCGACATGGCGTGCTTGATCAGCCGACCGATCCACTGCAGCGAGGTACTCTGTACTAGGTACTGGGCTCCTTCCTGATGAGTCCGCGTCTCCGTGCCCGTCATCTTCATGAAAGGTGAGGGCACGAACTTATTCAGCGTCTCAGCCTCGTAGTCGATGACCGAGTGGGTGGTCGGGTCGTAGACCGGCCGGCAGGTTCGGATGACCTCGGGCGGATCCACCTCCAGAGCAGTGAAGTAATCCTCGACCATCCGGAGCGACGTGGCGGTGTTCCACTGGCCGACCACGCCGATGTCCGGGTGGTAGCGGCCGTAGACATACTTGCCGGCGCCATCAGCGACCACGAAGGGAACGGGCTCGCCCATCTCGATCGAGGCCTGCTCCAGCTGCGCCTGCTTCTCGGCGTAGTAGGAGGGCAGCGCGTCCTTGATGGAGTAGACCGGCTCACCCTTGAAGTTGTAGAGGAACTTGAAGTCGTCGTCCGGGTGGAAGTACCCCCAGCTGTCGCCGCCGTTCAGGTTCATGTAGGTGAAGCCGCGCTCGGACTTCAGCCCGGTGATGGTCATGGTACCCGCGGGGATGCCAGTCAGCATCTCGTCCCCGGAGGGCAGATACTGGATGGTCCCCTTCACCTTGCCGAGGCCCAGCTTCTTGCGCAGCTCGTCGATCGTCTTGCGCCGGGTCTCCATGACCAGCTGTGCGTCAGCCAGCACGCGGGAGAGCGGGATGCAGTCCAGCGAGCGGGTGACAAGCTGCACGCGGGCCGCGCCCGGGTACGGGTCAGTCAGGCCGGAGGCCAGGACCGGCGGCGCCACGTAGAGGAGCTTGTCGTTCTGGCAGGTGGTGATGTCCAGCGGGTAGCGCAGGGCCACGCGGCTGCCGGCCAGCTCCAGGTCGTTGGCCAGCTCAGGCACCGAGTAGTTGCAATGCTCGAGCCAGACCTTCAGCTGCGACGGAGTGATGGCCCCCTCCAGCAGCATGAACACGTGGCAGCGCAGGCCGGGGCACTGCGGCAGACTCGCGCTCGAGCTGTACTGGAGGACGTAGGAGACATCGCCCAGGCCCAGCAGCTGCAGCGCCTGGTCGACGGTGGGGGTCTGGCCCTGGACGAGGAAGCCATCGAAGTCCAGGCAGACCCACTGCGTGAGGGTGGAGGGAGAGGTGGCGCCGGCGCGCTTCTCGTCCACGAGATCACGTAGCAGCTCACCTTTGACCAGGGCGGCGCCCTGGGTGGCGACGGACGTGACCAGACCGTGCAGGTCCGCCAAGGTGTTGACGGTGTGCTTCTGGCTGCTCATCTGGAGCACGTGCGGGTACTGCTCGTTCTTCAGGCTGCCCGTCGGGGAGAGCCAGTACTTCTTGGCGAAGGGCGTGCCGTCAGAGGCAGCGACGGTCCAGATGTGCATGTCAGTCCTCGTGTTGGATCAAAAGGTCGATGGGCTCGACCTTGTAAAAGTGCGCGATGCGGGTGAGGGTGTTGAGCGTAGCTTGGTACTCGCGCTCCTCCTCGAGCTTCTTCAGGGTCTCGTAACGGATACCTGATTGCTCGACTGCCTTGACCCTCGACAGACCTGTTTCAAGTCGGAGCTGGCGGATGAGAGCTGTGTTAATGCGAAGTCGGAGCATTTGTCTACCACCTGAACGATGTTGAGATCAGCCAACTTTGCCAGCTTGCGCATGGCGTCATGCTCAGCCTGTTCATCTGTTTTCGAGTGAGCATGTTCGTCAGTCCTGGGATCGGGATAGTAGCACAGGGTTGTCCGGCAAGTCCTTCAGGTATGGGTAGGCGGACTCGCAGTCCGTAATGCCGAGCAGCCGACAACCGGCAAGGAAATCATCCGGGTCGACGCCTTTCTTCACAATCCACCCGAAGAAAATCACCAACTCGTACAGCAGCTCCTCCTTGAAGTGCTGGTACAGGTGCTCGTACCCCCAGGACATAGATGCGCCATCGGCAATCCAGGTCCTGAGCGTCCCGATGCCGACTGGGGAGAGACTGAGCAGCGTCTTGAGTGCGATGCAGACCTGCTCGCCCTCAGTCAGCGCTCCCGCCATCTTGATGATGTGCTGTTGGGACTCGCGCATCATGTAGTAGAGTGCGCGCGTCAGCAAGCTGCTTCTCATGCTCCTTCTCCATGAAGCGTTTCAGGTGGGTGCGGGAAGGGAATGCTTGAAGTTTGAGCAGCCCTAACACTGCCCGGACCCGATCATCGTTGAGGCCGGCGCCGGACTTGGCCAGTGTGCTGATGGATATGAAGTTGGGCTCGAGCGGCATGGCGCGCGCGAGAATCTCAACGAACTGCTCGTCGCTCGCGCGCTGCTCGAAGAAGTGGGATGAGCAGAGTCGACGGAAGTGCTGGTACTCGAGCGGGTAGTCAGACATCGACCAGGCCAGGATGATCCCAGTCCAGCCACCCGGGCCTCGCTCAAACTCCTTGAACGCCAGTCGACGCTCGGGCTCGCGCACACAGATCAGCAGCTGCTCCAGCATCTCGTCGGTCACTGCCATGGGGGTTTCTCCTAATTGCCAGCCAGAGTCCTCCGGCTGCCGTTGATGAGCGACAGGCGATAGTCCTGCAGCTCCTCGATGTCGAGGTGACTGATCGTCCGGAACACGGCCGGGTCCGTCTTCTCAGGGAAGCCCATGAGAGTGTTCCATGCGTACAGGAAGTGGTTCGCGTTCTGGACGCTGAACGGCACCTTGTTGCCGCGCCACCAGTTGGCCAGCGCACAGAGCTTCATCGACTTCTCGCTCGAGCCCAACCACCCCAGCAGCCGGCGCTCGTCGTCGTTGAACGCCTTGTCCGACATACGGAAGTAGTTGTGCGGTTCCGCCGTCATACCTTCGAGCTTGGCCAGCTTGATGGTTTCGGCGATGTCCTGCTCAGTCCACTGGTCCAAGTAGAAGGGCCAGTAGAACTGGGTCTGGAAGAAGGTCCCGAACTCAGGGTCCACGATGAACCGCGACCAGCCGCGGTCGCCGTAGCAACGCAGGATGAACGCAGCCTGGTCGTAGATGTCGTGGAAGGTCTGCTTGCGCCGGGTCACCCGGGCGATGGCGCCCAGATACTCCATGGTGGTGCGGCCGTGCGGCACGACGAAGTTTCCGGGATCCCGCCGCTTCTGGATCTCGTAGTCCTTCACGCGGTAGTAGAGCAGATCCTGCAGCAGCTCCATCTCGGTCATGTCAGAACTCCCCGCGCTCCAGGCGCATGGCGACAATGTACGGGTCCTTGCCGATCAAGGACACCGGGTTGTAGGTGAGAGGCCGGCGCTTGCGCCGGTAGGCTCGCATGAACTCGAGCCACAGGTTGCCTGCCGTCGAGGGCAGCAGCGGGTGAGGGAACTGCCCCCACGTACTCAGTACGGAGTACATGGATTGCGATGGGTCGCCACCGAGCAGTGCGGCGACCTCCTTCTCGTCCTTGCGCAGCAGCGGCCAGACGGCGTAGAGGCAATCGGGGATGGTGTAGGGAAAGCCGAGCAACTGGTGCATGGCCACCGCATCGCGGATGGTCTGCTCGGGCCACTGCAAGATGGTGCCGGGCCAGGCTGCACGGTTGTGGAGCAGCCATGACCGCATGGAGAAGTAGGCCACGTCATCGTCTGGCTCGAAGGAGTACTGGGCCAGGACTGCCCAGCCTCGGTCACCGTAGCGCTCCCAGATCTTGACGACCTCCTCCAGGAAGTCGCCAGGACCGTGCTTGCTGCTGAGCACGGGTACGCGCAGCACCACGCCGAGATAGTGCCAGAAGGAGGGGAAGGTGGGCTGCCAGTCGGTCATCACGGCGTTGACCGTGGCCACACAGCGGGCGCGACAGGCAGAGTTCGGGAGGTTTTCGTAGTGGAAGCTGAGATCCATCGGGGCATCCTGTCAAGGTTGGAGAACGCGCCGAGCATCACGAGGGCGTGCAGCTCGTCGAGCTGCTCCATGGACATGGGGTAGAACAGATCGCGCCGGAGCGGCTTGATGTTGTAGAGGTCGATCTCATCCATGCGCAGGATGATCTCGCCGAGCTTGATCTGCCGTGGGTCCGGATGGACGATGTCACGGTACGGACCATCGAGGCGGAACGTGGCGATGAAGGTCTTCGCCATGTCGTCGTCCGCCGCGATGCGTGGGCTCATGTAGGGTCCCCACCGACCCCATCTCTCTTCAGGCTCCATGCCAGCAGGTCCTTTTCGTTGCGCACCGCGCCCAGCCGGGTGAGCGCGCGCAGGTTGATCAGCTCCTCGGTCTCCACCCTGTTGGTGTAGAGGTGGCGGAAGGGGCCCATCTGCCATGGCTTGACGCCAAGGCGCACAGCGATCTCACCAATGACCGCGTTGCGACCGTCAGGCTCCGGGTCGATGTAGCCCATCGCGCCCATGGCCTCGTAGTAGCCGCCGATGGCGGCGAAGGTGGACACCTCGTCGACCTTGGCCCGCGCCGGCAGGCAGCCGCGCCACTCGGGCGGGATCAGTCCGCTCGTACCGTCCCGTAGCTGCGCAGCATCCGCAGCGATTTGTACCATTCACCCATCCTCCGCGGCCCAACGAGCCGCATCAAGTAGTCGACCTGCGCCTGCGTGAGGCGGTGGCGTGCGTCGCGGTGGCGCTTGGCCTTCTGCAGCAGGCGCCACAGCTCATGTGGGCGCCCACCCGTCAGCCCTGCCTCGAACAGCACCTGCGCCACGCGGTCGCCGCGCGACCACGGCCGGCCGGTCAGCCATCGCGCCAGCTCCTGGTCGTCGTGGCACCACAGCGTCTCGAAGGCGTCCACCACATCCGCGAACCACGTGCTCTCACCTTGCAGCTGCATGATCATGGTCATGGCGCGCACGGTCTGCTCAGGCCACTGACGCATGTGGATGGGATGCGAGTCCTCGCCCACGGCGAGCCACGTGGCGGCGGCATCGTCGAGCGTGGCGCAGAGCGCGCCCCAGCCGCGGTCACCCGCGTCAGCCAGGCGCTTGTCGGCCAGGCGTTGCAGCTCGTCGAGGCTGCGCTTCTTGTCGCCCTTGGGGTCGCTCGTCATGGCAAGCGCCCCGAGGCGCTCCCACGACCATTGCGGCCAGATCGTCTTGGGATTCACCGCCCAGTCCGAGTAGCCGCTCTTGGCGCGCATGAGCTCCGCGCAGAGCCAGCTCTTACCCGAGTTCATGGCCGTTCTCCAGGCCGAGGTCAGACAGCAGCATCGCTGCGTTGCGCAGGATCAACCGCTGCTGCTCAGGCGTGTGCTCATGCCGCAGCACACGCTGCAGGCCCTCGATCACCGCCTCGAGCACGATGTCGCTACTCGACGGGGTATCAGGGAAGTCGTACATCTGGTGCTTGCTCATCGTGTACTCCGTACTCAGTACCAAGTGCTAGGTTCTAGGTGCGTGGGTTGCACGCATGAAGTCCAAGACGTTGAACCATTTCCACAAGTCCCGCGGCCACTCACCGTCGATGGCCTCGATCAAGCTCTTGGTCAGCCACGTGCGCTGGTCCTTGACCAGCTGCCGCCACAGCTGTGAGGTGTGCCTGGGGCTCTCGGCGAGGCTCAGGTGCGCCGCCTCCATCACCTCGACCACGCGCGCTCCCTTGGCCCATGTGCGCTTTGTCAGCCAGTGCGCGAGCGTAAGTTCTGCTCGCGTCTCAGCCGTCTCGAAGAGGGCGACCGCGTCGGGCAGCTTCAGCTCTTCGTCCATGCGCAGCGCGAAGGTCATGGTGCGTACACGCTCCTCGGGCCACGTGGCCAGGGCTGCAGGCCACTGATCGCGCTTCTCGACGAGCCAATACACGCTGCTGCGAGCCCGGCCGAGCATCAGCTCGATGAGACCCGACCACCCGCAGTCACCACGTCGCTTGAGCAGGCTGCGCATCCTCGCCTTGACCTCGCTCTCGCTCAGCGGCACCGTCTCCTTGTACGAGGGCAGCCGTGCCAGCGCGCCCGCCGTCTCGAACGTCAGCTGCCACCCGGGCAGTCTTGCCGCTTTGGCTCGCTTGGCTCAGTCCCCCCCAGCCGCAGCGCGCATAGATCAAATTCCCGATCAGGTCTGTGATGACCTCTGGTGTGGCGCTCATTGGTGATACCTCCGTTCGCGCTCGAGCGCGGTGAACCAGGCCAGTGCGTCTCGTGCATAGTCATTGTCGATCTGGGTGATGTCATCCCGGGTCAGCCAGATCTGTTTGCCCTTGCGCAGCATGTGCCACAGCTCCGAGGTGTGGCGAGGGCTGCCCTCATAAGTCAGGTGTGCTGCCTCCATCACCTCGGCCATGCGCACACCCTTGGCCCAGGTGCGGCCAGTCAGCCAGCGTGCGAGCGTCAGCTCCTCGTTGGTCTCGAGGATCTCGAAGAGCGCCACAGCGTCGGACGGCCCCAGCTTGGGCTGCTCGCGCATCAGAAACGTCATGGCCTTGACACGCTCCTCAGGCCAGCGCAGCAGCGCCGGGGGCCACTCGGGGCGCATGACCCGCAGCCAGTAGCTGCTGTCCGCCACCCTGTGGGGGTTGGCCATTACCTCGATGAGCGTTCCCCAGCCTCGGTCGCCCCGAGCCTGGAGCAGCCGGCGGGTACGAGCACGCAGTTGCGCCTCGCTCTGCTCACCATCGCCACAGTATGGTAGGCGCACAAGCGCGCCGATCATGGCGGGGTCGCCCAGCCACGCCGGTACTTCTCGCCCCATCCACAGGCTGCTCACCCACGCCGGGTGCGCGCCACGCGTGGTGGGCATCTCAAGCGCCAGCTGCTCGATGGGTGTCACGACTGCCCCCTCAGCACCTGCAACATTGACACCGCCGCGTCGATGAGGCGCCGCCGCTCCACGCGGTACGCCATGGTGGAGGCCGGGCCGGCACCGGCTGAGGCCGTCAGCGCCTGCGCCAGCGTCGTTACGACCGCCCTCAAGGCCTCAACGCTCCTCGCCTCCCCCGGCGTGGGCGTCTCGGTGGGCTGAGTGGGCGCCGCCTTCAGGGCCTTCAGGCGCGGGTAGTGGTCGTACAGGTCCAGGTCTTCGATGGTCATGATGGGGCCTCGTGGGATTGTCAGGCGTGGGTGGGGGCGGACGCCCCATGTACTTTGAACTCAGTACTGGGTGCTAAGAATTGCATGAGGCCCCGCGAATTATTAATCGAATTATTAATCCAATTAATAATCCGGGGGCGGGATCCGGGATTATTCTTTTCCGATCATGGATTTAGCCGAAGCCTGTTGCTGCGGGATGATCACGCCGTTGGTGTCACACCAGCGCTCGACTTCCGACCAGGTTGGCGTGAACTTGCCGCTCAACACGAACTGATCCAGGTTGCGGAGGGTATGGTCGTTGATGTCCAGCAACAGCGGGATGGCATCCGCGCCGTAGAGAGCATACAGATGACCCTCGGCTTGACAGCGTTGCGGGTTCGGCAGTCTGTCAGTCAGGCGTTCGGTGAACAGGCGTGACAGGCGGGTGCGATCGGCCCCTCGTCCTCGCCATGCTGCCTCGATGCGCAAGGCCAGTGAGGTCTGCTCGGCCGGGGTCAGGCGCTCGTACCGGCTGATGTAACGCCAGTCGACATTGGTCCATCTGGTCAGGTTCTGGCTCAGCAAACCCCAGGCCAAGACGGCGTGGTCGGATGAAAGCATTGGGATCTCCTTGGGAAAGCTTTCAATTTCAGACGTGTAGCAGATTGGGTCCTACAACTGCTACAAACCAAACGTTTGTAGGAGCCGGCTGCTACAACTCTTCAAAGTGTAGTTTCAAAATGGTTTGGTGGGGGATCGGACTACGCGGAAGTCTGGCGTAACACTTTTTAACGATTTCTAAAAAGTGGCCTTACTACACGCAGGACTTATTGTATGCCGAATTTTTAGGGAGGTGTGAGTTGTAGCAGCGAACTCACTCTCGGGTAGCCCTGTAGCAGTTCGGTAGCAGCTGATCTCCCGATTTTGGCGGTTGAGCTGCAACCGAGCTAAGTCCTTGATTTCATTCGGCTTTCTCTCTAACCCCCCTCTTATAACCTATCGGTTATTTATTACATGTGATAAAATGTAGCAGTGTAGCAGACAATCCAGAAGTTCAATATTGGGAAACAGCCATTTCACCAGAAGACACAATTGGAACAAGAGCCATTCGCATTTAGACGAGCCCAAAAAATCCGTTTTTACATATAGGACAAGGTCCGTGTAGCAGATCGACGACAACAGCCGGTCTCCGGGCGATTCGACCTGCAGATGTTTGGGAATGCCCGGATGGAACTGCTACAGCCCATCCGGGCAGTTCAGGGGTCAGCCCGGGAACTGGTCGGCCACCCGCTCAACCGGGTAGCCCTTCCCGTCCTGCTCCTCCATCCACTGCTGGACCTCCTCGTCCTGCTCGAACTCCTGCGCCCAGTTGATCAGCGCCGTGGTCGAGGCCAGGATGTCGGGCAGTACCTGTGCCGGGACGCGCTTCTTCAGCCCGATCATCCGGATGACACGCTCACGGGCCTGCGACAGCGCGCGAGCCGCCCGCACGGCGTAGTCGTAGTAGACGCGGACCGACAGGGAAGGTTCTTCGACAAGCTCAGTGGCGCTCCACAGCTCGATGATCTGTTCGCGCAAGCCTTGCAGCTTGGCGTTGGTGGTCGAGCCTTGCCCCAGCACGCGGCGGGCTTCTTCTTCGCTGACGCCGGCATTGACCAGGCGGTCGATGTCAGCCTGCTTGATCTCTTTACCGCGGATCATGAAGTCGATGGTCTCCTCGAACGTGTTCGGCATGTCGAACTCGCTCGGGGTGTGTTTCAGCAACTCGGTATAGGCCTTGTGATGCATGGTCTTGTGCTCGACCAAGGCTTCCCGAGCCTGTTCGGCGCGCTCGCCCTGGTCCAGGACGACCGTAGCATTGCCAATGAACTTGGCCATGGCGGTGCCGCAGGTGGAGCGGAGGACGGCCTTGAGACCACTGCCCTTGAGAGTGTCGTAGTACATGTGTGCTTTCCTTTACAGACTGCGTGTGAGGTCGAATATCCGACCAGGGTGGTAGATGCCTGACTCGATCCAACCGAAAGCGAACCGAGCCATGCCTGAGAAGGCGCTGCAGAGCAGACCAGCTACTGCCGCGGCCATCATTCCGGAGAAGGTGCCCCAGTGCATCGCTGCTGTCAGCGCAGTGGCAGCGATGTCCAAGGCAAGGGGCTTGCCGAGCCATTGCAGGGCTGTCTTCCTTGGGAGCTTGAGGAAGATGAGAAAGATTCCCAAGAAGACGATGAAACCTGACGCGAGCATGACCGTGGCACCTCTCTGTTTGGGTGGGGATGCCCCCAGGAGCCTCCAGAAGGCCCATAGCGGCGTTTTTGGATCGGGCTAGGGTGATTCCCTTATCCAGGGCTCAGAAACGCTCCTAGGGCCTTTTAGAGGCTTTCGATGACATTCAAGGCTCCAGCGACTTCAAGGTAAGGGATGCCCACGTGCCTCCCAAGGTCAGAAAAACAGGGCGGAGCCCCCGGAGGGGCCCCACCCTGCTCATCAGCGACCGCGGCGAGCGTCATCGAGCGTGCGGAAGCTGCGACCTTCGTCGCGAGCCGCCATCAGCTCGTCGAAGTGACGCTCCTCGAAGGCTTTGGCTGCGGTGTACAGCTCTTCAGCGGTGGCCTTCAGCAGCGTCGCGTCAGCGATCGCGTCCAGGTTGATGTAGCGCATGGCACGCTCCGTCGCGTACTGATGCTGACGCTTCACGCTGGCATAGGTAGCCACCCAGGTGGAGTACTTGGTGAGCGTGTCAAAGTCCTCGAACACGTCCTCCGCGTCGCTCTTGTCGGGGGCTGCCTCGTAGGCGGCCTTGATCGAAGGGGCATCAGCCTTCAGCTGATCAGCCTCGCTCATCAGCTGCTTGGTGCGGTGCTCCATCACCAGCTCCAGCGGCACCGACAGAGCCTCAGCGACCATTGCCAAGGCCGATTCATCGACCTTCAGGCTGTTCTTCTGCATGCGGGCCAGCGTGCTGTCGATCGTGTCAGCGCGATCGAAGCTCGACAGACCGTTCAGCAGAGCCATGCCGGCCAGGGCTTTGTGCAGGTCGAAGAACTGCTCAGCCCGGCGATGTGCCTCGCGTGCGCGAGTGGCATCGCTGTCGTTGTTCAGGTCCTCATCCGAGCGGGAGGTCTCGTCGAGGTGGTTGCGCTGATCCAGCGTGCCACCAGCGGTGCGTTGCAGGCGACGCTCCAGAGCCAGTGCGCCGCGCTCGGCGTTCACACCGCGGAAGAGGACGGTGTTGGCCAGAGCCTTCAGCGCAGCGATCTGGGTGGTGGTGTCGTTCAGGGACAGAGCGAAGGAGACGGCGTTCGAGATCATGGTGAAACTCCTGTGTATTGAGGTTTGGTGTTGAGGCGAGCTGCCTCACGGAGCCCCCTCTGACGAAGGGGCTCGATGCGTCAGCTCATCAGGTCCTGGAGGTAGCAGCGGACCTCATCCTTGGTCATGCTGCCGTCGAGCAAGGCTGTCTCCAGCCGGATCAGGATGTCCTCGGGCGACTCGGTGCAGTCGCTGCAGAGATTATCCAGTTGCCACTGTTCGTAGCCGGTCTCGAGCAGAGTGTCGTTCATGTCGGCCTCCGCTCAGCGTTTGCCGACCCAGAAGCGAGGCAGGCCGATGCTGCGAGCTGCCTCACGCTCCTCGAGTTTGCCCTGCATCACGAGCCGTTCCAGAATCGGCCTGTAATTACGGGGCAAAGTGCGTTGCTCCAGCACGAAGTCGATGACGGGGTTGTCGACGAAGTGGTTGCTCTTGAAGAGAGTCCGATTATCCATTGTGATGCTCCAGTTCAGTGAATTTATAATCGAGCGCCCCGAATTATTAATCCGGGGCGTTATTCGGTTTACAGCCCGCGCAGCAGCTTCAAGCCAACGCGGATTTTGCGACTCAGCACGATGCCGCGATCGTACAACGCCTGAAACGCAGGCGCGTCATACATCGCGTTGTCCAGTGCTGTCAGCAGCTTGCGCGCGTCCTCCGACAGCTCCTTACTGCCCAGTGCCTCGAACGCACGGACTGCCGAGCGGAGGTGCTCAACGCGCATGCCGGCAACGGCTTCTTCGGTGGAGACGAGGCTGGCGAAGTTCGTGTTCATGGTGGTGCTCCTGTTCAGTGAGTTGAAAGTGTTCACAGCGCGTCGCGCCAGGCTTGCTCAGCAGCGCGACGTTGTCCAGCGCGCTCTTCCACGTGCGGGCGAGCCCGCGGAACGCGAGGGGTGGGTTTGGCTGTCATCAGGCGACGCAGGAATCCGATGACGAAGACAGCGATCAGCGCAGCGATGGCGTAGTTGATGATTTCCATGTCAGTGCTCCAGTTCAGTAGAAGGAGAGAGGGCCCGGCACGCCGGGCCCATGGGGTTCACAGGGCTGCCGAGTCAGCAGAGTCACGACGTGCGTCAGCCTCGGTGAGGTGACGCGCTGCCTCAGCCTTGCGCGCTTCGCGCAGAGCCCGCAGCTCGGCCAGTGTGTCGCGCACAGGCTCTTCAGCAGCCTTGCCGAAGAGATAACCGCCCAGCATGAGCGCGCCAACGGCGAGGGCGCTGCCGACCGGCCCGAGGGTTTCAGTGTCGGTGGCTTTCTCGGTCAGCAGAACGAAGACAGGATTGTTCGTGTCCATGGTGTTGCTCCAGTTAGGTTGTGAACTATCGAGGGAGAGAGGGCCCGGCATGCCGGGCCCGCGGAGGGATCATTCTTCGCGCTCGGCCTGCAGCGTGGAGAGCAGCGCCCGCGCGTCGATCCAGACTTCGCGCGCAGCATCGCGCACCTTGGGCGAGTAGCCCGCCATGAACTCGCGCGCATCCATGTCGAATGCCTTGCGCGGGCTGGCTTGCTTCAGCATCCACAGCGCGAGAGCGCGCAGGCGGTCGGCTTTACCGCCAAGCGTTTCAATCGCGTAAGCGAGCGCGTTAGCGCGAGTAGCGAACTGATTCACGGTCGTAGCATTCATGGTGTTCTCCGAAGGAGTGTGATTGAGAACACACGAGAAAAGAGGCGAGCGCTTGCGCGAGCATCATTAAGGCGAGCACAGCGAGCAATATACTTAGGGTGCGTAGCACCCAGCACTCAGAACCTCGCTGACGAGTCTAAGTCCTCAGTACTCAGCACGCAGTGCTGAGTACTAAGCCTCGGCGCCGCAGGCGCCGAGCTGCATGCGAGCGCAGCGAGCATCTTGCTCTGAGTACCCAGTACGAAGTACTGGGTACTACGAGGTTGAGCGAAGCGAAACCGAAGTGGGGGGTGGGGATTTTGAAGTCGGGGAGCCCCCGGATCGCGCCGGCTCGAAACGGACGAAATGGACTCGCACTGAGAGTTCCTTAGTGGAGCCGCCCTGACGGGCCGCACCCTCTCTTCTTCCCATCCAAGTACCTCGTACCGAGTACCAAGTACGAAGATCAGCCGATCGAATCCGAACCACCCCCCGGCCTCGTGACAGTACCGTCTGTCCGGAAAAATTCTGCAAATTTTGGAAATGGAGCAGGTGTTACCCCTCGGGGGCGTGCGCCCCTGGCGCACCCTGTCATGCCGCCCTGATTGGCAGGGACACCCAGGGCGCCGGAGCCGTGGCAGCCTCTCAGCACCCCACCACCCCTGTCATGGCGCAGACCCCTGCCGAGGCCAGGCCCTCTTCGTTGAGATCTTGGCACTTAGTACCGAGTACGAAGAAGATCGCGTGGACTTCGCCGCAGATACCGAGGAGCACCTCACCATCTCCACTCGTTTAGATCGTCACGAAGCCTCCTCTCGGGCTCCGCCGCCCACCATCGGCTCGTAGGCACCATGCCGATTGCGGTGGTAGACTTAGGGACTTTTAGGAGGGGCCACCATGGCTCGCAAAGGTGTGTCGCTGCTCACGAGCCTCAAGGAGGAGGTGGCGCAGGCGGCGGAGAAGACTGAGGACTTGATCCTGTTCGACGAGATGCTGCCGACCAAGCCGCTGACCGCCCAGCAGGAGGCGTTCGTGCGGTACTACGTCGACGACGGCATGAGCCTGTCGGGCGCCGCCCGCAAGGCGGGGTTTTCCAACGGCACGATGGTGATGAAGGGCGCGGCGGTGCGCCGGGCTGTCGAGCTGCGGCGGGAGGAGTATGCCGCGGCGTCGCGTGTGTCCAAGAAGCGGGTGGTGGACGGCATGCTCGAGGCCATCGAGGCGGCCAAGCTCAAGGCTGACCCGGCGGTCATGGTGGCGGGGTGGAAGGAGATCGGGCGGCTGTGCGGCCACTACGAGCCGACGAAGACGCAGATCGAGGTGTCGGTCAACGGTCAGGTCATGCTGCAGAAGATGACGGCCATGAGCGACGAGGAGCTGCTGCGCCTGGCGAGCGAGGACGCCGTCGACGCTGACGTGATTGAGGCGGGCGATGAGTGACGAGCAGGTCAAGGAGCTGTCCAAGTCGGCGTCGGCCAAGAAGCTGCTCGCCGACCGCGTGCTGGCGCGCCGGCGCCTCATCCACTTCACCAAGATGACCCACCCGTCCTACGAGCCGGGGTGGGTCCACCACGACATGTGCCGGCGGCTCGAGGTCTTCAGTGAGCAGGTGCGGCAGAAGAAGAGCCCGCGGCTCATGATCATGTGCCCGCCGCGGACGGGCAAGAGCGAGCTGGCGTCCATCCGCTTCCCGGCGTGGCACCTGGGTCATGCCCCCAACCACGAGATCATCAACGTGGGCTACAACCTCGAGCTGCCGACAGGCTTCTCGAGGAAGGTGCGGGGGCTGATCCAGGACCCGGTGTACGCCGGGGTCTTCCCGGGGACGGCCCTGGACCCCCAGTCGCAGTCGGCCGAGGCCTGGCTGACCACGAGCGGCGGCGGCTTCACGGCGGCCGGCGTGGGCGGGGGTATCACGGGTAAGGGTGCCCACCTGCTGATCATCGACGACCCGATCAAGAACCAGGAGGAGGCGGACTCGGCGCTGGTGCGCGACAAGCTGTGGGACTGGTACCAGTCCACGGCCTACACCCGTCTGGCTCCCGGCGGCGGCGTGCTGGTCATCCAGACCTGCTGGTCGGACGACGACCTGGCCGGGCGCCTGCAGCAGGCCATGAGGAAGGGGGCGGAGTTCGACCAGTTCGAGATCGTGAAGTACCCGGCGATCTCCGAGCAGTGGGAGTACCGCGACGACTCCAACCCGGACGTGCCCGGTCCGATCATCCGGTCACCGACGGCGCTGGACCTGAGCCTCCCTGACAACACCGGGCTGACGCTCCTGCGGCCGATCGACTTCTGCCTGCACGAGGCCCGGTACTCGACCGAGGCGTTGAAGCGGGTGCGGGCCAACATGCAGCCGCGGATCTGGTCGGCGCTGTACCAGCAGAACCCGGTGCCGGACGAAGGTCTGTACTTCCGGAAGGAGTTCTTCCGGTTCGCGGATCAGCCTGCGCTGGACAACGTTCGCATCTTCACGGCCTGGGACTTCGCCATCGGGACGAAGCAGGTCAACGACTGGACGGTTGGCACCACCATGGCGTTGACGCCCGACGACGACTTGTTCGTGCTGGACGTGCACCGCATGAAGGGCGACGCGCTCGAGATCGTCGAGGCCATGCTCAACGTGGCCGGGCGCTTTGGGGCGGACCCGACCGTCGGGTACACTCTCGGCGTGGAGAACGGCCAGATCTGGCTGACCCTCAAGCCGTTCCTCGACCGCCGGATGCGCGAGCGTCGGCTGTTCCTGCCCATCGAGGTCATGAAGCCGCTGACCGACAAGATGGTCCGGGCGCGCCCGCTGCAGGGCCGCATGCAGCAGGGCAAGCTGTGGTTCCCCAAGAACGCCACGTGGTTCCCCCAGGTGGAGCAGGAGCTGCTGCGCTTCCCCGCCGGCGTCCACGACGACGTGGTCGACTCGATGGCCTGGGCCACCCATTTGGCTTTGGCTATGGAACCTCCTCGTATAATAGAGCCTCCCAAACCTCCGAGCTGGCGGGACCGACTGCTCCCGTCGTTCTCTGGAACCCACATGAGTGCCTGAAATGCCTGTCAATACAGAGAAGACCTCCGAGGTCTGGAACCGGTACGTGTACCTGCGGGACCACGGCCACCTGAAGTTCATCCAGAAGGCCGACCGCTGCGACAAGTTCTTCCAGGGCCTCCAGTGGGACTCCGCCGACCTGGCCGCGCTGAACCAGGCCCGGCGCCCCGCCCTGACCATCAACAAGATCATCTCGACCATCGCCAACGTGCTGGGCGAGCAGATCTTCAACCGCACCGACATCGCGTTCCGCCCGCGCAACTCCGGGGCCACCTCCGAGGTGGCGGACGCCCTGACCAAGGTGTTCAAGCAGATCAGCGACAACAACCAGCTGCCCTGGGTCCGCTCCGACGTGTTCTGCGACGGCGTGATTCAGAGCCGCGGGTTCTTCGACGTGCGTCTGGACTTCAGCGACAACCTGCGGGGCGAGGTGCGGATCACCCAGCTCAACCCGAAGAACGTGCTGATCGACAGCGACGCCGACTCCTACGACCCGGACGACTGGCAGGACGTGATCACCACGTCGTGGATGACCATCGACCAGATCGAGATGCTCTACGGCAAGTCCAACGCTGAGCTTCTGCGCATCCAGACGGGCGCCGCCAACGACTGGGACTACGACGCCGCAGACTTCAACCGGGACCGCTTCGGCGGGCCGTCGGTCGTGGGCCACACCGGGCTGGGCGAGGAGCAGGAGCGCATCCGCCGCAACATCCGCGTGATCGAGCGCCAGTACCGGACGCTCCACAAGGCCACCCACTTCGTGGACCTGACCAACGGTGACAGCCGGCTGGTCCCCAACGACTGGGACGACGCCAAGATCCAGGACTACCTGACCCGCAACCCGAACATCGCCACGACCCGGAAGCTGGTGCAGCGCATCCGCTGGACCGTCATCGCCGGCAACGTGCTGCTTCATGACGACTGGTCGCCGTACCGGCACTTCACGGTGGTGCCCTACTTCCCGTACTTCCGCCGGGGCCAGACCGTGGGCATCGTCGAGAACCTGCTGGGGCCCCAGGAGCTGCTGAACAAGGTCAGCTCCCAGGAGCTGCACGTGGTCAACACGTCGGCCAACAGCGGCTGGCTGGTGCGCCGCAACAGCCTGGTGAACATGTCGGTGGCCGAGCTGGAGCAGCGCGGCGCCCAGACGGGCCTGGTGCTGGAGGTGGACGATGTCAACAACGTCACCAAGATCCAGCCGAACCAGACGCCGTCCGGCCTGGACCGCATCAGCTACAAGGCTGAGGAGCACATCAAGGCCATCTCCGGCGTGTCCGACTACATGCAGGGCTTCGCCCGGGAGGACGTGGCCGCCAAGTCGGTCGTGGCCAACCAGAAGTCCGGCCAGGCCAATATGGCCAAGGTCATGGACAACATGAACCGGACGGACCACCTGCTGGCCCGCGCCGTGCTGGCCCTGGTCCAGGAGTACTACACCGAAGAGCGTCTCGTTCGCATCACGGCTGACAAGATGCTGGGCACCACCGAGGAGATGGTCGTCAACCAGGTCACGCCCGAGGGTACGATCCTGAACGACCTGACCCTGGGTGAGTACGCCATCGTCGTCACCAACGAGCCCGAGCGCGACACCTTCGAGGACAGCCAGTTCGACCAGGCCGTCCGGCTGCGGACCGAGGTGGGCATCCAGATCCCGGACAAGTTCATCATCCAGGCCTCCCGTCTGCGCGACAAGTCCGACATCATCACCGAGATGGAGGGCGACCCGAACAGTCCTGAGGCCCAGAAGCAGGCCGAGCTGCAGCAGCGCATGCAGGAAGCCGAGGTGGCCCAGAAGGAAGCCGACGTGGCCAAGGCTCAGGCTGACAGCCAGCTGTCCCAGGCCCGCGCCCAGCGCGAGCAGGTGCTGGCCCAGACCGAAGCCATGGGCGAACCTGCCGAGCAGGACACCACCATGGTCGAGCTGCAGAAGCTGCAGGCCGAGATGGAGCTGAAGTTCAAGCAGCTGGAGATGGAGATCGCCCTCCAGCGCGAGAAGATGGCCCAGGAGATGACCCTCAAGCGTGAGGAACTGGCCATGAACAGCCAGCTCAAGGCCGAGGAGAGCCGGAATCAGCAGGCTATCGCCCAGCACCAGGCCATAGAAAAAGCCAAATCGGATAGAATCGCGGCAGTGCATCAACGGGCGCAACCCCGGGACAACGCCCAGTCCCCCTCCGGCAAGCCGGCCGCCCCGGCCCAACCCCGGTCTGACAAGGAGCAATCCAAATGAGTGAGCAGAACCAAGAAGTGCAAGCTGAGAACCCAGTACCGAGTACTGAACAAGACCGCGGGGACCATTTCGAGCCCGAAAAGGAGCCCGTCAAGGACAGCCTGAGCGAGGCTGAGGCCGACCTTGACAAGGAAGGCGAGGAAACTGCCGAGGAAAAGGCCCAGCGGGAGGCCGAAGAGGCCGCCGCCGAGGCCAAAAAGCGCATCCGGATCCCGAAAGCCCGCTTCGACGAGGCCATGACGAAGGCCCGGGAGCGGGAAAGGGCCCTCCAGGCCGAGATTGAGCGCCTCCAGGGGGTCCAGCAGGAGCGTCAGTACGGCGCCGACCTGGGCGCCATGCGCTCCAAGATCGAGGAGCTGTCGGACAAGTACGAAGACCTGATCATGGAGGGCATGAAAGAGGAGGCCCGCAAGGTCCGCCGTGAGCTGGACGCCCTGCGCGACCAGTTCAACGACGCCTCCGTGGCCGTCAAGACCCAGGCCGTGCGCAAGCAGACCCTGGACACCCTCTCCTACGAGCGGGCGCTGGACGAAGTGGAGCGCAAGCACCCCGTCCTGAACCCGGATGCCCCTGAATTCGACGCCGCCAAAGCCAACGAGGTGGCCGACCTGATGGACGCGCTGATCGCCAAGGGCAAGAACCGCGCCCAGGCGCTCGCCCAGGCCGTCAAGTACGTGGTCGGCGCCCCCGTCGAGAAGCCCACGGCCCCGGCCCGGGCCGTCGAAGCCCGCCAGCGTGCCGCCGACGCTGACAAGCGCCAGCCCCCGGCCACCGCCGCGGTCGGCAAGCCGTCGGATCAGGGTGGCCTGCGTGACGGCAGCCCTGGCAAGCTGACCCAGTCCCAGTTCGACCGCCTCGATGAGGCCACCATTGCGCGGCTGCGCGGGGATGATCTGTGATGCAAGAGTTCGGGTCGCTTCTCAGTGACCTGCTCGCCGCAGGCAAGCCGGTCGAGAGCCGGCTCCTGCGCGACGAGACGGGTCGCATCTGCCTCGACGTGAACGGGCTGCGGTACCGGCTCTTCAACAACGAGTTCCGGCCCGACGAGAAGCCCAAGGAGAAGCCGCCGGCACAGCGCGTGCTCTCGCCCGGGCTGGACGGGCTCCTGATGGGGGCCATCGGTGGACGCTAATCTGGCGATCATGTGGCTGAAGGGCCTGGTGGAGTCCGGTATCAACGTGGCCGGACCCGAGACATGGGGGCGCATCCGCGAGGTCGTGCTCTCGGCCGAGCTGGTCGACCCTGCCCCCACCAAGATCGTCGAGGTCTACCGGCCCCCGGTACTTGACAAATCCCGGCTGGAGCAAGAGTTGTCGTCGTGACTTCTTCTTGCCCCGCCTGTAAGTCTTTGATAGGCTTCGCCTATTCGCTTCGTGGCAGCGATAGAGCCACCTGTCCGCCGACCGGGGCGTTCCCGGTGATTGTTCAACTTCCCTGAGAGAGGCCACAAATGGCTCTTACCAACTTTGGTCTGCTGACCGACGAGCAAAAAACCATCTGGTCGATGGACATGTGGAAGACGGCTCGGAACGTGTCGTTCATCGGCAAGTTCCTGGGCACGGGCTCCAACTCCATGATCCAGAAGATCGACGAGCTGAAGAAAAACGAGAAGGGCGCCCGCGCGGTGATCACCCTGCTCACCGACCTGGAAGGTGACGGCGTCGCTGGCGACCGCAACCTGGAAGGCAACGAAGAAGCCATGCGCTCCTTCGACCAGGTGATCCGCATCGACCAGCTGCGTCATGCTGTCCGCCTGGAAGGCCGCATGGCTGACCAGAAGTCCATCGTGAACTTCCGCCAGAACGCCCGCGACCAGCTGGCCTACTGGCTGGCCGAGCGCATGGACCAGATGGCCTTCCTGACCATGTCCGGCGTGTCCTACAACATGAAGAACAACGGCGCTCCGCGCGGTCGTTCGGATCTGCCCCAGCTGGAGTTCGCCGCTGACGTGGCCGCTCCGACTGACGCCCGCCGCGCCCGCTACGACGCCGCCAACAAGCGGCTGGTCGTGGGCGGCACCTCCTCGCAGGTGATGGCGGCCGACACCCCGACGTGGGACCTGTTCGTGCAGCTGAAGGCCTACGCCAAGGACCAGTACATGCGCGGCCTGAAGGGCAACGGTGGCGAGGAGACCTACCACGCCTTCCTGACCCCGCAGGCCATGATGCGCCTGAAGCTGGACCCGCTGTTCATGCAGAACGTCCGCTCCGCTCAGGTCCGCAGTGGCAGCAACCCGCTGTTCACCGGCTCGAGCGTGATGATCGACGGCATCATCTTCCACGAGTACCGCAACGTCTACAACACTGCCGGCGCCGCTGCTGGTCAGAAGTGGGGCGCTGCCGGCAACGTGGACGGCTGCCAGATCCTGTTCTGCGGTGCTCAGGCGCTGGCCATGGCTGACCTGGGCAACCCGGACTGGACCGAGAAAGAGTTCGACTACGACAACCAGATCGGCATCGCCACGGCGAAGATCCTGGGCTTCCTGAAGCCGCAGTTCAACTCGATGTACAGCAACAACACCAAGCAGGACTTCGGTGTGATCTCGGTGTACACGGCCCAGTGATAGACTACCCCTCATCTTGAATCCAACGAGGTGAGGGGGTCTACCGCGCATGTCGCTCGTACCAAACGCGATCAATCTAGGGGAGCCGTGGTCTGGCTCCCAGGACACCCCCGCCGCCCCTCTCTGGCAGCTGTTGGAGATGGGCGGCTTCGCTGTGCGCATCGGCTACGTGGCTGGAGGCTTCCTCCAGACCAACGAGCACATCCGCATCCGGACGCCCCCGCGCGTCAGCACCACCCCGATTACCTTGCGCTTCTACGTTGGGGAGTACCTCAACAACGTGGTGCGCGCCGCAGACACACGCCTGACTGAGATTGGCACTGCCCAGTTCACCCAGGCGGAAGAGACGATCCTGATGCCGTCATGGCGCGCCGGGCACACCCGCACGGTGCAGCTCTTCATGACGGTCGACAACCCGCGTGACCTCCGCTGGGCGCCTGAAGGCGGATATGTCGTCGAGCTGCTGCAGACCGAACCCCTGCCGCAGGCGCAGGCACAGACGATCCGCCCCGACAGCCGTGCCTCGACCGCGGACTTCGGCGCCACCCGGCTGAAGGCCGGCGCGGTGACTGTGCACCCCGGTGGGCGTGCCCCAGACAGTGCTGTGGGTTCACCCCGGCTGGGCGCCGGCAGTGTGACCATCACCCCGGCGGGTCTGGCCTCGACGATCGACTTCGGCTCTGCCCGGCTGAGTGCCGGCAGCGTGACCATCAACCCTGTCGGGCTCGCGTCAACCGTGGGCTTCGGCTACAACCGGCTGAGCGCCGGCAGTGCTACCATCGGCGTGTCAGGCTTTGACGGCGCCACTCTGGGTGCGCCCCTCCTGACCACCGGCGGCGCGGTTGTGGCTCCCACCGGTGCTGCAAACGATCCAATCTTCGGAACTGCACGGCTGAGTGCCGGCGCTGTGACTATCGCTCCTGCCGGCCTCGCGTCGACCTTCGAGGTCGGTCCCCCGGCGGTCTCTTCGAGCGGAGCCGTCATCGGCGTCAGCAGCATCACCTCAGTCGTCATGGTCGGCAGCCCTGCTGTCACCGGTCGCCGCCCTGTTCCGAAGACGATCTCCCCGCTGGGCATCGCCCCGCGGATCGAATTCGGGCGCCTCAAAGTCACCCAAGGTCGGGCAGGGCCGCGCACTCTCGGCGTGCAAGGCATTGATTCCGCGAACACTTTCGGCTCCGCCGTGGCCTACGGGTTGGCGCCCTATTCGCCCTACGTGGTAACATCCAGCATCCCCAGCCGCACCTCTTTTGGCAATTACGCCTCGATCCGGCTGGCTTCTCAACCGCAGCTCCCACCCGGGGCTGAGCAACTCGAGAGAGTCAACATGGCGAACATCGCTTCCGTGCGTACAGCACAAGAGGTGCTGACCGTCGAGATCCCCATCGATCTGACGAAAGACACCTACACCGACCCCACCACTGGCGTCCAGAAGCCCATCGCTGAGGGCACGCCCCCCACCGGTATCCCCCTGGTCAAGCTGCCGCGCGGCGCCCGCATCCTGGGTGGCGGCGTGGTCACGACCACGGCCATCACCGACTCGGCTGCCAAGGTCACGCTCAAGCTGTCTGAGCCGAAGACCAACACGGCCATCTTCAACGGCGACGACATCAAGTCCGCCGGCAACCGGCCGATCGCTGGCAGCGGTGTGTTCTTCGAGGACACCCCGGTGCAGTTCGCCCTGACCGCGACGAAGATCACCGCTGGTCAGATCATTGTCAGTCTGCAATTTGCAGTCCGTGACCGTGCGGACTACAACCTCGGGGGTGTATGATGGCTTGGCTCTCGCACCCTGGCAACGTCGTTGTCAACACGATCTACGGCTGGAGCGGCACGTTTGAACCGGACGTGCCCGTCCATGTCCCGGATGTAGCCGAGCGCGAATGCCGCGCCGTCGGCTGCGTCGATGCAGAGCCCCCGGCAGAGCCGGTCGAGGCCAGCAAGAAATCGAAGAAGGCCGAGTGAGATGACCCCCCAGCAGCTGCACGACCTGTTCCGCGCGCACGTCCGTGACGAGGCCTACCCCTACCTGTGGTCTGAGGTGGAGGTGTGGGCCTACATGAACGACGCGCAGGAGCAGTTCTGCCGGCTGACTGGGGGCATCCCCGACTCCACTTCCGACCTCTGCACCGTCGAGTACGATGCGGGGGATGCCTTCGTCGATTACGACCGCCGCATCCTGAAGCTGCGGCGCGTCACCCGGGATGACAGATGCCCGGTCGAGATCGTGAACGACGAAGACATCCAGTTCGGCACCCGGCGCCCCACGCCCCGCGAAGGCGAGGTCCACGCCGTGGTGATCGGTGATGACCAGTACTCCATGTTCCTGCGGAACATCCCGCGCGAAGATGGCGAGCTGAACCTGCACGTGCTGCGTCTCCCTCTGGAGGAAGTGACCGGTCCCGAGTCCCAGCTCGAGATCGACAGGCAGCACCATCTCCACCTGCTTGATTGGATGAAGGCCCTGGCCTACTCCAAGCAAGACGCGGAAACCTACGACAAGGGCAAGGCGGAAGAGTTCCAAGCCGCCTTCGCTGTCTACTGCGACAGGGTCCGCACCGAGCAGGGGCGCCGGGAGCACAAACCTCGTACCGTCGCCTATGGAGGCCTATGAAGATCCTGCTGTCCTGGGGCAACAAAGTCAGCCCCGAATTTCGTACCCGTGTCGTCGACATGTGCAAGCGCTTCGGCTGGACTCACGAGCACGCCTCGTGGATCATGGCCTGCATGGCGTTTGAGTCCGGCGGCACCTTCCGCCCGAACGTCCGCAATGCAGCGGGCAGCAAAGCGGTGGGCCTGATCCAGTTCATGCCCGCCACCGCGACGGCTCTCGGGACCACCGACACTGCGCTCGCCGCCATGACGGCTGAGGAACAGCTCGTGTGGGTCGAGAAGTACTTCCGTCCCTTCGCCAAGCGCGTCCGCTCCCTGTCAGACATGTACATGGCGATCCTGCTGCCTCGGATGATCGGCGCCCCTGATGCTGCATCGCTCTTTGACCACGGCATCGCCTACAGCCAGAACCAAGGTCTGGACCTGAACCGCGATGGCATCGTCACGAAGGCTGAGGCGACGCATCGCGTCGCAGCGAAGCTGCAGGAAGGCAGGCTGCATGCCTGCACCGAGGTCTGGTGATGACGTGGGTCGACTTCTTCTGGGCGACATGGTGGGGCAAGACGCTGGCCTACGTCAGCGTGTCCGCCGTGGCGGGCGGGATCGGATACATGCTGCGCACCGCGAATGAGGGGGCTCGCCCCACCGCGTGGCGCACGATGTTGGAAGTCTGCGCTGCGGGCTTCGTGGGGCTCCTGTTCAAGCTGGTCTGCGAGGAGATGCACCTCTCGGATCAGTGGACGGGGGTTATCGTTGGGCTGGCAGGGTGGCTTGGCGCCAATGCGAGCGTGAGCGTGCTGGAACAGTTCGTCTACGACAAGCTTGGCATCAGAAAGTCCCCCCGCAACGAGGAGAACGAATGATCGCAACCCTGTCCAAGTACCCCGTACTGGGTACTTCGATCCGCTTCATCACTGACAAAGCGCGCCTGTTCGTCGAGTACGTGCTCTTGGCGCTGCTGGTGGCGGCGGTGGCGAGCTGTGTCACGCTGTGGATGGAGACCAAGGCCCAGAAGCAGATGCTGAACGATCTGCGGTACCGGATCACGCAGAACGAGGCCACGAACGCTGCCCAGACACAGACCATCGCGGAGCTGTCCGAGGCCCGCCTGAGAGACGCGGCGGCGACAGCCGGGCTCATCAAGGACTTCGAGCAGCTCGCCAAACTTGACCGATCAACCCAACGCAAGCTGAAGGAGCTGGAGAGAAAAAATGTCGCAGTTCGTAGTTATCTCGACCAGCCTGTGCCTCCTGAGCTTGGCTGCCTGCTCGACGGGTCGTGCGCTGCACGAGCCGCCGCGAGTCGAGATCAGGCAAATAAGGGTGCTGCCACCGGAAAGTCTGATCCAGCCTTGCGAGGTGCCGCGGGTCAACCCGGTGGTGGTCAATCGAGACCTGGTTGAGGCGCTCCACGCGCAGCGCACGGCGCTTCGCCAATGCGCCCGAAAGATTGATAGAATTCGCCAATGGGTGGGCGATGGATCACCCGATTCAATAGAGGAGCCTTAAATGGCAAACGCACTGTTTGACTCTGCCCGCCAGCTGTTTCTGGAAGGCGCACTGAACTGGAAGACTGACCCGATCTATGTCGCGCTGATCGACGTCGCCAAGATCACGGTCAACCTGGCCGCACATGACAAGTACGGCACGTACCAGGGCGCTGTCGTGGGTTCGCCGGTCCAGCTGACGAACAAGAAGACCGACGGCGGTGCCGCCGATGCTGACGACGTGACGTTCCAGTCGGTGTCGGGCAGCTCCGTCGGTGCGCTGCTGCTCTACAAGCAGGGTGTGCCGGAGCCGAACGGCAACCTGATCGCGTGGATCGACAATGCGTCGGGTCTGCCCATCATCCCGAACGGCGGTGACATCATCGTCACCTGGGACAACGGCAACAACAAGATCTTCAAACTGTGATCTCCGCGAGCGTCAAGTTCATCCGCAGCTCAGACAAGGGGGTACCCCCTGCTCCGAGCGATTGGACCACCTTTGTCGCATGGGTCAAGGGTGTCTTCATCAATGGCTTCAACGAGGTGAACGTCACCCGCGTGGCCCATCAGACTGGGGAACTGACGCTCACGCTTCCGGACAACCACGGCTTCGAGCAGTGGCAGGTGCTCTCCCTGTCCGGCGCCGCAGACGCGCGGTTCAATGTGGACATGCGCGTGCTGCGAGTGAGAGGGCAAGAGGTGGTGTGCAGTGTGGACAGCAGGCTGCCACCCACCACGACGGGCACGATGAAGGTGAAGCAGGCGCCGGTCGGGTGGGAGATCGCCCACGAGAGCGAGACGATTCTGGTGCTCCACTCCAAGGCGCCAGGCGGGCAGTACTACTTCCAGTTCCTCAAACGGGGCGATCGGCAGATCGAGGTCCGCGGAGCTGAGGGGTGGGTCAACGGGCAGCCGGTGAACGAGTGGTACAGGTCGATCTCTTCGACGCAGTCGGAGAGCTGGTGGGGTGGGTTCGGCGATGCGTCCTCGACTTGGGCGGTGATCGGGGACGACCAGCTGTTCTACACCCTGCACGGTACTGGGGGTGTTTCGCTGCACCCGCGGGACTCCGCGTTCTCGAACTACGATGTCTACCTCGGCGTTTTCGGGAAGTTCCTCGCGGCAAACCCCGCGAATCCAGGGCATTCGGCGTTTTCCCGAGCCTCTTATACCAGCTATAGCGGTTGGACCAATAAACTGGATTTCGGATGGCTCCTCGGGAAGAGCGTGAGTTCTCCTACGGCGGTTGGATCGCGGGATGCTAGAGGATCCTTCCGGCTCGGCGGTCAGGGTTTTGAGGTTTGGGGTGCCGAGCCATCAAGCATTGACGCTGACTTCCCGCTTGCGGTTCAGAATGGGTTCGTCATCTCCCCGACGTATGTGAGTTCGTCTGGTAGTCTGTGGGGGCAGTGGCCAGGGTTGTACCGCGGGTCGCGCTACCCGGCCGGGCAGGTGGTGACGGGCGTCCCGGGGATGGACGGGCACGCCTTCCTCCCTGTCACGACGGGTTCCTACGGGGCTCACCGCTGGTTCTTTGACATCACGGGCCCATGGCGTTGACAGAGAAACGGGTGTGGGTGCTGCGGGGTGACAACATCCCGCGCCTATTCGATCTCGTGTTTGCTCACACCCACGGCGGGGCGGCCGCCACGCAGCCCGCGCAGTGGTCTGGACAGCAGGGGTATTTCTATCCTGGCGGCGCAGATGCAGGCGTGGCCTGGGTGGAGTTTCCGACCGCCCGCGGCTTCGCTGAGCTGCGGGGTCGGCGGCGGAACCGGGGTGATCGACTGGCGCGACTGGAGATCTGGGGTGGGCCGGAGCTTGCGGAGCTGCGACCGCTCTACTTCATGGATGTGCCGGCCAGGACAGAGGAAGAGTCGTTCGTGTTCGACATGACCAAACCACCGCTGGAGCTTCCAGTGATGCTGGCGGCGCCGATCGTGTCCCCGATGCTCTTCCCCTACACCCCGCCGCAACCGCCGCGGCCGATGGTGGTAGCGCCAATCCTGTGCGGGGGTGGTTCAGAGGTAGGAGGCGTGATCTTCGGCACGACGCTCTGCAACGGGGTGCCGACGCGCCGACTGGTGGAAATCCTCGACGGTGACAACCACCGCTTGGTGGGGTCGGCGCAGTCAGGAGCTGACGGGGTCTACAAGGTCGACGGGCTTGTGCCTGGGAAGGAGTACGTCGTCGTCTCCTATCCGAGCGATGGGGCGCAGAACGCAGTCATCTACGACCGCGTAAAGGCGGTTCCGCGCCCGGTATAATCGGCGGATGGCCACCCCCGTCCGCTACACGCCGCCTAGCGGCTACAACCTTCAGCTCGAGTGCGCCAAGGGTAAGTACACCGCGCCCTTGGGGTACGGGCTCGTCCTCGAGTGTCAGGCCTCTGAGTTGACGCGCGTTGCGGGTGTGACCATCGTGCGGGAGACACAGTACGGCAGGCCCGTCGTGCGCTCTGGCTCTGCATACGTTCGCCCGTTTGGCTGGCAAGTTGAGGTCGTCGGCCGGCACAAGGTCGTCCCAGGCAAGTTCTTCATCTATCAGTCTCCGCTGCAGAACGAGCAGCACTTCGGCCAGCACGAGGTGCGCAACGTGGCGCAGGACACCAAGGTGAAGGGGTGGGACAGTGCTGAGTATGGCACGCGGGCGATCATCGCCAACTACCACTCGTTCGTGCGCCCTGTCGGTACCGACATCGGTACCTATCGACCGTGGGGTAATAGTCCGACCCGCGCGCAGCTCGTCGAGTATAGGCTGTTTGGCCGCCCCCGCCTGACACACTGGCTGCAACACATCACGGACTTCACCGGTGGGGTCCTTGGTCTGCAAGACTTCGGCAAGCATGAGCTGAAGCGACGGCGCCCCCGCCTGCCGAACGAGCTGCAGCCTGATCCGATCCAGGCGGGGGAAGCCGGCAAGCCCGCGGTCAAGCACCTCCACAAGGTCTACCCGCTCCCGGCCTTTGATGGCGATGTCGGCGTCCCCTGGTTCCATCCGAACGGGCAGTGGTTCCGCACGGAGAGCGTCCCGCCGGGCGACGTTGGGGGGCACGAGGTCGTGCGCGGTGCGCCACCCCAGTACTTGACCTTCGTGTCGCTGGGCAATACCTGGACCATCCCGCGCCCGTCGCTGCGCATTGAAGGCACCCAGACCGCTGGCCCCGTCGGTGTCGAACTCACCGAGTGGGGGGAGTTCGATATTGAGGGCAAACAGCCCCGCCAGTACCTGCGGCCCGCGAGCTGGGAGTCCCTCACCCCCGTCATGCACCGGACGAAGGTCCGGAACAAGCAGGAGATACTGAAGGACTTTGGCCTCGGCTTCGCCAGCTCCTACGTGAGCCCGGATGCTCGCGTGTGGTTGGGGCGCCAGTACATCACCGTGGAGGGCGAGGCCCATACAGGGTTCGGGCACGACCCCAAGGTCACATGGAGGACGCAGTGGCTCTACCCATCGAGCTGGTGGGCGAGCGATTACAGCTTTCACACACGCGTCTGGCGCTTCCACACCTTCGTGCAGGTCGGTGGCTTTGAGAATAAGCCGTCCGTCAGCAAGCGCGTCGAGGTCAAGTACCGCGACCAGTGGGTCAAGCCGGAAGGACTACTTGGTGGTGATGTAGGCAGACATCACGTCGCCTACGACGTGCAGTACGTGCGCCCCCACGAGTTCCTCTCGCTCGCGTTCGGCAAGAACGCCCTGCAGCGCCCCGGCACGATTCAACCGGTGCCTATCATCTCCAGCTCGCTGGTAGGCGATCACCATGTCAACCTGCCGCGCGAGATCCGTCCCACCTGGGAGTCGTCGAGCGCCGTCGGCAATCCTCGCTTCTGGCCAGGACGTCTGCTGCAGCCGGCGAGCTTCCACGACACCAGCTACGGCAAGCCGCGCATCGTCACCGAGTTCCAGATCATCGATGCCAAGCACAAGGGCATCGAGATGGGTCTCGTCGGTGAGCACGCGCTGCGCCTGCGCAACCAGACCATCGCCCCCTTCCACAAGCAGGATGAGCTGGAAGAGAGCGTGGTGTCAGACAAGCTGCTGGTCATCCCTCGTGACTTCCGCCTGCGCCCCGGCGCTTGGCGCTCGGAGCGCTGGGGCTATCACCGCCTGACCCGCACCGGCGACCAGACGAAGCCTGTCAGCTGGGACTCCCTCGACTTCCCGGAGCAGCATGTCGGTCACCGGGTTCGCTACATCACGCCAAGTGGCTGGGCACAAAAGGACCAGTTCAACCGCTGGACCTCGGTCATCAACCGCGCGTTGACCGTCGCCCCGCGCGGCTTCACGGACCTGGAGGTGGGTCGGCACCGGGTGAAGGACGCAGCCCAGCACGTCCGCTTCATCCCGCCCATCACCCCGCCGGAGATCCCGGAGCACTGGGTGAGTCACGGCGTGCGCACGGTTGCGCAGTTCCACCGTGCCGTCGATGACTTCGAGCGCATCGGCCCCAATACGGACGTGCGTCACAACCCCTACCCGATCGCGCCCAAGCCGATACGCATGGGCGAGCCCGGAGCGCCGTCGCTGCGCCTGCACCGCGACCGCATCAGCCCGCGCCAGCACTCGGCCAGCTCGACCTACGGCAAGCCATTCATCCGCCTGCGCGACAGCTACGTGGCCTCCGATGGCTGGATCTCGCACGAGATGGGTCGCGCGGTCGTGCGTCACCGCAACCGCATCGTCAGGCCTGAAGGCTGGTACCACGGTGTGTGGTTCACCCCGCTCATCCGTGACGCCCGCACCTGGGTCAACCCTCATGGCTGGCACTCACTCAAGATCGACCGCTTCACCACGGTGCAGCAGCGCGCCCCGCTGGGGCCGCGCACGCAGCGTATCGACCTGTTCAGGCGCAAGCCTGACGGCGGCTTCGAGCCTGTCGGCTTCGGCTGGGACAGTCTTGAGATGGGTCGCCCACTGCTGCCCAACCATTACGTCTACCCCGACGCGATCGACCCCGCGGGCTTCGGCCGGCACCGTGTCGCCGGCAACCAGGTCTACCCGAAGACCATCACTGAAGACTCGACCTTCGGGGTGCCGTCGCTCACCCGTACCCGCACGATCTTCCCCCGCCCGGTCGTCCGCGAGAAGACCCCCTTCGGTAAGCCCCGGCTCTCCCCCTTCTACGTCTGGGCGCCCACCGGCGACGCCTGGCCCTTCAACGTGGAGCCGGAGGTCCAAGGGGCGCCCGTCGGACGAGGCACGCCTGAGCAGTGGGTGAACGACCCCCCTGGTCGCGGCTGGGACGGCGCCTCCTCCTTCCCCTGGTTCGGCCTCCCCGACGTGGCTCACCGTCACCGTCGCATCAGCGCCGGCGCCGCCGACTCTCAACCCATCGATGTGAGTCATCCTGACTTCGGGCGCGTCGGCAACCCGAAGTACTTCGGCCGCGCCTTCATCGAGAACTCCGCCCGCGAGATCGCCCCGAAGGGCATCCACTCGTGGCGCGAGGGCTTCCCCACGGTCAGTGGCGGGGAGCAGCGCATCGAGCTGGAGAAGTGGGACTACCACGACGGCATCGCCAACGAGCAGGTCTTCGGCGAGCATGAGGTCTGGCAGCACGTCGCTCCGCAGCAGCCCGGCGCCCAGCCGGAGGGCTTCGACACGCTGGGGGTCGGTAGCCACACGGTCGAGAACCAGAACCGAACGATCTACCCGCGCGGCATCAGTCACACCGGCAACCCTCAGCTCCCTGGCTCGCTCAACCCCTTCGGCCTTCCCACCATCGGCTGGCCGCGCACCTTCGACGGCTTCGGCGGATTCGACTCAACCGCTGTCGGCAGTCACGTCGTCCAGAACTGGATCCGCTACCTCACACCCGGGGGCTGGAACAGCTCGTCGCTCGAGGACGAGAACTTCGACGACTTCGTCCGCCCGATGCGGGTGCGGCGCATCGATCCCCCTGCGGACGCCGTGCGCCCCTGGGGTCAGGAGAGCAGTGTTGTCGGCGCCCCGTCGGTGGACCCGCGGGACCGCAGTCTGCGCGCCTACGGGATCGGCAGCATGCCCCCGCCGCCGCCCCGCGTGCGGGGCATGGTCTACCTGGCCGCGCAGGGCTTCGGCGACACCCTCTTCGGCGACGTGCGGCGGCGTGCTCACGGCACGGTGCTTGCCGACGGCGTGCCTCCCACCTCCGAGCCGTCTGCTACACTGGCCCGGCGCGTGCGCCCCGCCGGTGCGCTCACGCAGCACATCGGCCGTCCGGCCACCGCCCTGCACCTGCAGCCCGTCGGCATCGACGCCTTCGCCTGCGACAAGCAGGTGGTCTACAACCCGTTCAACTGTGATCTGCTGATCGTGCCAGCGGTCACGATCTCCGAACCCCAGTACATCGGCGCCCCGCGCGTCATCCAGCGATGAGCCGAACGACACCCTTTCCCCTGCCGAAGCTCGGCATCGACAACGTGACCCACGAGACCCGCATGAAGGCGGGCACCGTGCGGCGCGCCGACAACGTGGACATCGCCCCTGACGGGGCGTTCAAGCGACGGGCGGGCTTCCGCCTGCTCGAGGCGGGCGACTTCCATTCCCTCTGGCGCAACCCCGTGACAGGCATCGTCTTCGTCTGCCGGGGCAACCAGGTGTGCGTGATCGGCGCCGGGCGCCAGCTCTTCCTCATCGCTGTGCTCCCCACCTCCGAGCCGATCACCTACTGCGAGTACAACGGCGCTACCTACTGGGTGCACCGGCGGGGCCTCGGCTGGCTGCCGACAGACCGTTCGAACGGCCGCTCAGTCGGAGTACCCAGTACCTGGTACGAAGTGCTTAGAGAATCCGCAGGCGCCCTGCCGGCGGGCCGCTACGGGGTGAGCGTCACGGCCGTGGATGACCAGGGCGAGGAAGGACCTGCCAGCCCTGTCGAGTTCATCGAGGTCACGCAGGGCGGCATCAGTGTCGAGGGCATCGTGACCGACATGCCGACCGTGCGCGTCTACATCACCGACGCCAACGGCGAGATCCTGCACCGGGCCATCGAGGCGCCGGCGGGGCTCCCCATCTACACCGTGGCCGAGTGCGCCAAGGGTGGCGAGCTTGACACGAGGCAGCTGCGCCCCATGCCGGGCGGGCAGCTGGTGGCAGGTCATGCCGGTCGACTCTACGTGGCCGACGGCTCCACGCTCTGGTTCTCCGAGGCCATGCGCCCGCACTTGAACTCGCTGGCCCACGGCTACATCGAGATGACGGGGCGCATCACGCTGCTGATGGCGGTGCATGACGGGGTCTACGTGGGCGACCAGCGGGGTGTGTGGTTCATGTCCGGGCGCGACGCCGGGCAGCTGCAGCCACGGCTCGTCAACAGCGCGGTGGCCATGGAGCGCAGCGGGGTGCTGGTGGAGGCCTCAGCGTTCAGCATGCAGGTCGTGGAGAGCAACACCCCGGTGGTGGTGTGGCTGACAGCTGAGGGCTACCGGGCGGGCAAGGCTGGTGGCGACGTGGTGCCGCTGCAGGCCGATCGGCTACGCGTCGCGCGCGGTGCAGGGCGCAGCTCGTTCGTCATGCGCGACGGTGTCAAGCAGGTCGTTTCTCTTGTAAAATCAGGGCTTTCGGCGGTAGGGTCCGCCGAGGACTCTCAACTCCTTCCGTGAGGTGATCATGCCTGAACTGGCAAAGTACGCGCGTGAGTTCGTGCGCGCCGTCGAATCCAACAAGTTCGAGAAGACGGGCAGCGGCCTGTACTTCCCCAAGGCCAAGGCCTTCCTGCAGGGCTCCTACTTCCACAGCGTCAACGGTGAAGACGAGGTGGTGGACCACAACCTGCTGCCCGACGAGGGCATGGCCTACCTGCTGCTGACCGGCCTGGCCGGCGGCACCGCCATCACCAAGTGGTACCTGGCTCCCTACACCAGCAACTACACCCCGACGGCCACGCTGACCGCGGCCAACTTCGTGGCGGCTGCTGGCGAGCTGGTGTCGAACACCGAGGGCTACACCGAGAGCACGCGGCCCCAGTGGAAGCCGGGCGCGGTGACGGGCGTGTCGATCGACAACCTGCAGGACAAGGCTACCTTCACCTTCGCCACCCAGAGCACCGTGACGATCCACGGCGTGGCCATGCTGAGCGAGCCCACCAAGGGCGCCGTGACCGGCAAGATCATGTCGGCGACGAAGTTCAACCAGCCGCGCACGCTCTACAACGGCGACGTGCTGAGCATGGGCTACCGGGTGCAGCTGGTGACGGCGTGAGCCACTCCCCCGCGTCAAACGTCTCCGTCCGGCTGGACGGGGACGTGACCCGAGCACAGGAGCTGCTGCCTCAAGCGCTGCAGCTCCTTTCTCGTGTAAGGGCCTTCTGCGAGACTTCAGGTGTGCCGACGTTCTCCCTGCACGCCAACCCGACCCCGGACGACTTCTTGTACGCGGTCGTGGCTGGCAGCACGCAGGGCGTGATCATCAGCGCTGGCACACCTGAAGCCCCGCCGCCCTACAAGCCCACGACGGGCGAGGGCGAGCCAGAGCTGGACATCATGTCGGGCGCGGTGTGGGACGGGCGCCTGCTGTCCGAGGAGTACACCGACGCCAACGGCGAGCGCAAGGAGCGCCACTACCTCGTGGAGTGGTCGCCGACGGAGCGGTACGCCGAGCACGTGCAGATGCGCCCCGGCCTGCAGCAGAGCGAACGCCTGGCCGTCGAGGTGCCGGACGGGTTCGAGGAGTGGAAGCCGAAGCCCCCGTCGCGCATCGTGCTGACCCAGTACCAGCGGGCGCGCTCGAGCCTCTACTCGGGCGCCATGGGTAAGGTGGTGCAGGCGCTGCTGGGCTTCGGCCGGGTGGACCCGGCCATCTTCGCGCAGTCGGACGCGGAACTGGAGAAGCCCTCCGACTACATGAAGAAGGTCGCCGCCAAGGGCGTCCAGATCCACTATGACTACAAGTTCAACCGCACGCACGGTGTCTACACGGCGGGCGATGGCACGCGTTGGCTGCTGGAGATCAGCTCGGGGAAAGGCCTGTGCGCCATCCCGCTGCCGATGATCCGCGGCACCACCGCTGACGGCTTCGCTGAGCGCTACCGCAACAACCGGTACCATGCCGTGGCCAGGATCGTCGAGGAGCTGGGCGGCGTGCCCTCGGGTGCGCCCATGCCCAGCAAGGCGGAGATCGACAAGCGGGTGGAAGAAGGCACGGCGCTGCAGCTGCTCACGCCCGAGCAGGTGGCGCCCTTCTACCAGCTCAGCGGCTTCAGCTCCAACTGCGGCTGGAGCTTCAACAGCCGCGGCAACATGGCGGTCAACGTGGGCTACCGCTACGACGATGATCACCCGTACCAACGCAGCCAGTGCTGGCAGATCCGCATCCGCATCGGCAACCTGCGGCGCGAGCGCCAGCCCGGTGAGCCCATCGCCCACGGCAGCGCTTCGATCCACATGATGTACGAGGGGCGGCTCTACAGCCGCAAGTCCGGTATCCCGGTGAAGTATCACGAGCCGGCGCTCGACGGGCTGATGACGCACATCGCCCTTCCCCAGCGCATCGGAGGCACGCTGCCGCTCATGCGCATGAACGCCCCGGTGTTTGCCGCGTTCATCAACGACGACATCAAGGTGGGCTGGTTCTTCAACGACCAGCGCAGCAAGACCACGACCGAGGGTCACGACGACCGCGTGGGCGAGGAGTGCTTCCTCTCCGGCACGTGGACGTGGTCCTCATACACCGGCAGCACCGGCCTGCCGCCCATGGTCCACACCAACGACCTGGACTTCCGCGAGGTCGCCCGTGAGTCCTTCGTCGAGGGCACCATGACGGCCAAGCCCGTCGGCTGGGACCCTCCGAGCCACGGTCACAACCCGGTGCAGCCTGCCTGGGGCACGATCACCGTCGCCAAGGTCTTCCAGCGCACGACGAAGGAGGTGAGCGGCGGCTTCGAGACGCGCGGCAGTCAGCTCATCGTGCCCGACGGCGTGCGCAACGGCTACTGCTTCTACCAGGGGCACTGGTGGCAGTCAGGTAAGCGCACGGTGGAGTCCTCGTCGGCGACCAACGTGCTCTCGCCCAAGTATGGCATCACGTGGCGACAGTGGCCCCGGTGGGATCCAGCCCGACCCGGCCCCATCATGGAGTGCGGCGGCAAGCACTCGGACAGCCGCATCGTCGAGATCGTCAACGGCTACAGCGAGCACGACTGCAGCCGCTACGCCGAGGGCGGCCCGCTGCCGGGCATGTGCGCGAGCGTCGATCGCTACAACCAGCAGGGCAACCGCATCCGCGTGGAGCAGTACCTGCGCACGATCGACAGCGGTACCGACTTCAAGGGCACGGTCAACGTCGTGCTGGACACCGTCCATGGCGTGCAGTCCATGCCCATCGGCTGGAACGACATGACCTACGCCATGGTGCCGTCGCCCAGCGAGATGGGTACCATCCAAGGCATGCAGTGGGCATACTCCACGCTCGGTCACCGCGTCACCTACAGCATGGGCTTTCTGGAGGGCAGGGCTGAGGGCGCCACGCCCTTCGCCGTCCCGCAGCGCGCCCGCATCCCCACCTACATCGGAGTCATCGAATGAGCGAGCAGTGCACCGTGCAGGAGAACTCCGCCCGGATCATCAGCATGGCCTTCGTGATCAACGAGGCCCAAGCCGTCGACGTGACGACGCTCGGCGACCGTGTTATCCTGGGTTATGTCCTGGATGCCTCTGATCGTGCTCGCGTGAGCGACGAGGCTGCAGTGTCGGACAGTCCCGTCATCGTGTCGGTGGCGAGGATAGCGGCGTCGGCAAACCACTCCGTCGCCAGCATCGTCACGGCCGGATCGCGCGCTCGGGTGCGTGACACCTTCCTCTTCAGCTCCTCGGTTCTCGCCGTCGAGCAGGCCCGCGCTTCAGACGCCCTCGTCATGACGCAGCCCCCGGTGATCGTCACCGACCGGGCTCGCGCCTCGGCGTCGGAAGTCCTGCAGGCCATTGTCAGCTTGTCCCACGAATCGGCCCGTCGCGTCAGCGACGCGGCCTTCGTGTTCAAGGACCTCACCCTCACTGATACCCTCCGGGCCACCGACAGCGACTTCGTGCTGCGCACGGTCCTGGTCGACGAGGCCTCTCGCGGGCTCATCACTGCCTCCGACGACTTCTCCACGCAACGCCCGGACGATCTGCTCGTCAGCCTGGCCACGCTGCGCTCGTCGGCTGATACCATTCTCAATGGATCGCTTACTCTTGATAGTCGCGCTCAATGGAGCGATAGAGTCCTGATGAGGGATCCAAGTACTCAGCACCTGGTGCTAGGTACTGAGAGCACTGCCGTGTCCACGTGGACGGGCTGCGACTTCGAGAGCCTGGCCCAGGTGGGCGAGGACGTGCTGGCAACCGGCCCGGACGGGCTGTACATCCTGGATGCAGATGATGATGACGGAACCCCAATCGATGCTCGAGTCGATTTTGCGAGCGTGGGCTTTGGAATCAGTCAGACAAAGCGGATCGACAACCTGTACATCGGGTACTCCGCCGAAGGGCAGCTGCGGCTGTCGCTGTCGGTTCAGGAGTCGGGTGGAGTGCCAGCCGTATTCCCGCTCGAGCGACGGTCTGCCGATACGCCTCGCGCCACGCGGGTGACGCCGGGCAAGGGCATGGTGGGGCGGTACTGGCGCATGAGCCTCCAGAACGAGGACGGCGCCGCATTCTGGATCAACGACGCCGAGGTTGACCTCGCGGTGTCCACACGGAGAGTTTGATGGCGGGCTTTGACTATCGGCCGAGCAACACGCCGAACCGACTGGAGTCGCAGCTGGACGCTGCCAACAACCATGTCCACGGCGTCAACGACATCGTGGCCAAGCGGCTCGGTCAGATGACCGACCTGACGAACAACATGGTGTCCAAGGCGAACAGCGCCATCGGCAACCTGGCGAACTTCTCGCTGGGCGACACCGGGGCGGCGCCGGTGCCGGGGGCGTTCGACGTGCACCTGAACCTGGACCTGGACCTGCCGCAGGTGGGGCCGACGAGCTTCGGTCAGGTCACATCACAGCTGCCGCCCGAGCCCTCGCTCGTGGATATCCCGCAGCTGCCGGACATCGACATCCCGGACTTCCGCTCGAGTGTGGGGGCAATCAACGTGCCGGTGGCGCCGGCATGGACGGCCCCCGACGCCCCGCCGGATGCGCCGACGATACGTGAGGTCACGATCCCGACCGCGCCCGACATCGTCATGCCGGCGGCACCCGCGCTCACGGAGATCACGGTGCCGACCTTCGACGGGCTGACGCTGCCCACGTTCGACGCGCAGGCGCCGGAGTTTGAGGGTACGGCGCTGCCCGGGGCGCTGCAGTGGCAGGAGCCGCGCTACGAGTCCGAGCTGATGCCGGAGATCGTGGGTGTGGTCCGCCGCATGTGGAGCGGTGGATCCGGGCTGCCGCCCGAGGTGGAGAAGGCCATGTTCGCCCGCGCTGCCGAGCGCGAGGACCGGGCGGCCATGCAGGCCATCGAGAGCGTGGCCGAGGAGTTCTCCGGGCGCGGTTTCACCATGCCGAGCGGTGTGCAGGCGGCGCGGGCCGACAGGCTGCGCGAGGAGCTGGCGCTCAAGAAGAGCAGCCTGAACCGGGACCTGACCATCCAGATCGCGCAGTGGCAGATCGAGAACATGCGGCTGGCTGTCGAGAAGGCGGTGGCGGCTGAGCAGGTGCTGGTCAACACCTTCGACAACATGGCCAAGCGCCTCTTCGAGGCGGCCAAGTTCCAGGTGGAGGCCCAGCTCAACGTGTTCAACGCGCACGTGAGCGTCTTCAACGCCAAGATGCAGGCCTACCAGACGCTGGCCAGCGTCTACAACACGCGGGTGCAGGCAGCGCTGTCCAAGATTCAGGTGTTCAAGGCTGAGGTGGACGCCGAGATCGCCCGCGGTCAGATCAACGAGCAGAAGGTGAAGGCGTACAGCGCGCAGATCAACGCGCTGGAGGCGCAGACGAGCCTCTTCGTCGCGCGCATGAAGGGCGCCGAGACAGAGGCGGCGGTGGAGCGCTCGCGCATTGAGGCCTACCGCGCACAGGTGCAGGCCTACGGCGACCAGGTGGGCGCGCAGAAGGTGCGGTTCGACGCCTACGAGGCGCAGGTCCGCGGCGAGACGGCCAAGGCGGGCATCGTGGACGCCGAGGCCAAGGCGTTCGCCGCGCTGATCCAAGGCAAGTCAGCCAACGCTGAGCTGGGCATGAAGCAGATCGACGCGCTGCTGAAGAAGAACCAGAACCTGCTGAGCCTCTACCAGAGCAACCTGGAGGCGGAGAAGACGCGGCTCCAGGCGCAACTCGGCGTCATCCAGACGAACGCCAGCGCCTACACCGCCGACACGCAGCGCTTCAGCGCGGTGGCGGCCGCCGAGGGGCAGAAGGCGCAGGTCGAGATCGCGGCCAAGGAGGCCGAGATCAGGGCTGCTGTGGCATACTCCCAGGCACAGATTCAGGCCTACAGCGCCAACATGGAGGCAGCCATCAAGCGGGCGGGCATCATCTCTGACTCGCTGAAGGCTGCAGGGCAGATCTCCTCGACGCTGGCGGCGGGTGCCATGGCAGGCGTCCACGTGGCGGCGTCGCTCTCTGGCAGCGGTTCCATTTCCGGTTCTGGCTCGGTGTCGAACAGCAGCAGCTATTCCGAGAGCCACAACTTCAACTACGACAAGGGCAAGGTATGAGCGACACCAAGAAGGACTTCGAGCTGAAGTCCCGTCTGCGCCAGTTCCAGGAGGCACAGCTGCCGAAGCTGGGCACCGGTCAGGCGCGCAAAGCCGGCGAGGAACTGTACCGGCGCAGCGACCGCGTGGACGCGGCCGTCGAGCAGGCGTCGCAGCCTGCCCCCGCCGAGCGCGAGGAGCGCGAGGAGGATCAACGCAAGGTGCCGGCGGACTTCCGCTTCGCTGATGGCGGCACGGTGGGCAGCCCTCTGCGTGAGGAGAAGCCCTGGTGGATGCCGTCGCTGAGCTGGCTGGGCACCGGTGCCGCTCGCAACGCGGGCGAAGCCATGGCCGGTCGGCCGCGCCAGATCGACAACGCTGTCGATGCGATGTCGAATGGTCAGGCGTCTCAGCAGCCGCAGTACCCGCAGCCGCGGCCGCAGCAGTCGGAGGAAGAGGAGCAGCCGAGCCGTCCGGCCCCGGCGGGCTTCCGCTTCGCTGACGGCGGCCGTGTCAACGGCAAGGGTGGGCGCACCGACGACAAGGTTGGCCCCGTCATGCTGAGCGACGAGGAGTACGTGCTGCCTGCCGACACCGCCGACGCCATCGGGCGCGACGTGCTGGACCAGCTGCGCCTGCACACGCACGACTTCAAGGACGACCGCAAGGAGTCCGCCCTGCGAAAGCAGCACGGAGCCGCTGACCATCTCGCTGACGGTGGCTCCCCTGACTGGCTGGAGAAAGGCAAGGCCCTGGGTCAGCGAGCCCTGGCCGGCGCGCAGCAGTACGGCAACCAGGCGATCGACTACGCCAAGTCGAAGCTGCCGGGCCTGCAGCAGCAGGCGGCCGACTATGGCCGGCAAGGTCTGGCCTACGGCAAGCAGGTCGGCGCCCAGGCTGCCGACTTCGCTCGCTCGAACCTGAATCCTGACGCGCTGCGCCAGCATGCCGCCACGGTGCAGCAGGCCGCCACCGAGACGGGCGCCCAGCTGAAGGACCAGTTCGAGCGCGCCGCCTACAACCCGGCCGAGCGCCGGCAAATGGCCATGGACCGCGTGCGTGCGGAGCTGGGCGACAAGCCGGTCGGCTCAGGCCAGGCGAACCCGCAGTACCGCACCCCGCAGGCCGCCGCCCCGGCGGCTCCCGCCACACCTCAGCCTGTCCAGCCGAAGGGCCCGGGGGTGCTGCAGAAGGCGGGCTCCGCACTGCGGTCGACGGTGAACTCCCCGATCAACAAACTCACGACCGGCCTGGCCGTTGGCACCTCGGCGCTGCAGTCGGGCGCGCAGGAGCTGCGCGACCAGGAGTCTGGCTACGCCAAGGCGTTCAACGAGTCCATGGGCGACATGAACGCAATTGGGGGAAGCGCTCTCCGCGTACTGAGCGGAATCGGGGATAATCTCACCGGCGGGTACGCCACGCGCCTCGGGCAAGGTATCAGCTCGATGCTCGGCGGCGAAAGCTTCAGCGACGGGTTCAATCGCGCGACCCACCGCGAGCAGTTCGAGGCCGCTCACCAACCTGCGCCCTCCACCCCGTTTCTTATACACATCTGACGCTGCAGAC